AGCCCTGTACGAACAGGCAGCCCGCCAACCGACGAGCGAATCGTCACCGCCCGATGGGAATACACCCCCGAGCAAGACACCAGCGTCATCCCCGCCGATGTAGCGCAGCATCTTCGACCGCACCAGGCCGCCGCGACTGCGATGGCATGGAACGCGATGCACGCCGACGATCGCGGCGCCATCATCGCCAGCGGAACCGGCGCGGGCAAGACTCGCTCGATTCTGGCCGTCGCGAAGATGCACATGGACGGCGAGAAGCGGCCCGTCGTGGTCATCGCGCCGAACGAGGTCTTCGGCAAGCCGTTCGCCAACAAGGGCATTGTGAGCGGTTCATACGCAAACGATGCGAAGGCGATGGGCATCGACTACACGCTCACCAAGGGCGAGCACAAGATCGAAGACGGCAAGCTCTACTACACGACCTACGACCACTTCGGGAAGCTCAAGTATCCATCGAACGCCGTGCTCGTCTTCGATGAGGCGCACGCACTGAAGAACGCGAAGGCCACCGGCAGCAAGCGTGGTGTGGCCGGCATCGACATCATTGACGGCGCACACTCTGTTCTGTTCGCTACCGCGACACCAGCAGACAAGGCGATTCACATCCCGTACATGCGTCGCGCCGGCGTGTACGAAGGTCGCACCGCTACTGAGCAGATCGAGCGGCTCGGCATGCGCGAGGTCGTGAAGTTCGACGATCGCACAAAGAAGACCACACGATTCTGGATGCCGCAGAATGGCGTGACGTCCGAGGAGATCCTGTCTCGACTCGATGACCTGTTCATCCGACTCACGGCCGCGGGCAAGATGATAAAGCACGAGATCAGCTTCAAGGGGCTGAACGTGCACATCACGCGGCTGAAGCTGCCGCCCGAAGCCCATCAGACGATGGCCGACATCGAGGCTGCGTTCGGCGGTGGGCAGGGCTTGAAGCAGGCTCTCAACTGGATGCACCAGCGGCGTCAGCAGGAGCCGTACAAGGTGCAGGCCGCGGCCGATGCGTTCGAGGCTTCGGTCAAGGCCGGACGTATGCCGATCGTGTTCCTGGCCCGCGTGAACTTCTCGAAGGCCGAGCTGAAGGTATACGGCGAGAACATGATGGGCGAACGCGAAGTCGTCGACATCATCAACGTCGCCGAGAGCGAAGGCACAGTCAAACTTCTCAAGGAAGAACTGGCGAAGCGCGGCATCACGAAGATCGCAGAGCTGCATGGCAACTCCGACACGACGGCGGCAGAGGCAATGCGTCAAGTGCAGAGCGGTGAGGCCGAAGGCTTGATCGCGACGATGCAGAGCGGTGGCACCGGCATCAATCTCGATGACATCGTCGGCAATCGCCCGCGTGACATGATTATCATCACGCCGCCGTTCTCGTCAGTTGAGTTCGTGCAGGGACTCGGGCGCGTCTGGCGACTGACAACCAAGAGCAATCCGACGTTCCAAGTCCTGTTGGGCGACACGCTCGTTGACGACTGGAACGCCAAGATCATCACCGAGAAGATGAACACGCTTGGCGCGGCCGTCTCTGGTGAAGTCGGCGCGATGAAGATGGGTGAGCGGCCAGCGATCGAACCGCCACAGCCGGCAGCACCAGCGCCGACCGCCCCGCCTGCGGTTTCGCAGGGGACAGCCAACCAAGACAGTATTGCAGCACGACAAGCGGGAATCCGCGCGATCGCTCAAGCCATGCCGCCAGAGGCGCGTGGCATGGAAATCAAGGCCATTCCACAGCGCGACATTGGTGCGAATAACCAACTGATTCCGTGGGATGGCAAGACGTTTGAGGCGGCATTCAGCGACGAACATCGGCCAGACGTGCTTGAGAAGATTCGTGAACGCATGGCATCGGAAGGGTTCTCGCCAAGCGACGTTCGCCGCGATCCAATTAGCGGCATCTACCATCTGTCGGTACGCGACATCAAGGAGCCTGATAGTGGCATATTGGATCAAAGCCAAGCACAAGGGGGCATATCTTCACCGGGCGGAATGCCGGTGTCCTCGTTGCTGGCCCCCCAATCCGCAATGGGCGCAGCCGCCGCGCCAAAGCCCAAATCCATCCCCGACTCCAAACTCACGCCGCAGTACATCAAGGCCATGCGGCCACACGCGATCAAGCGCGAAGCGGACGCGCGTGGCCTGAAGTACAAGTCCGTGGAGCAGGCTCAAGAGGCTCTGCTTGGGTACATCGCTGCGAAGAATCCGACAGCCGCAGCCGCAACTACCGGCGTACAATCCGGCGATGAACCATCACCACAACGGCCATCCACTGACGTCGAAGCTCCCGATAGCGGGCAGCAAGCTCCCACCGAACCGGCCAAAACCGAAGTCGTGGCAAGAGCTGTCCCAAGAGGAGCAATCGAAAAACGAATCGTCGCCGCCTACTCCGAACACGGAACCGCCTACGACCAAATAAACACGACGCTCAGCAACCTCGACGCGATAGAGAGCGACGCGGATGCTGGCCGACCGTCTGGCATCACATCGTTCGCGGTTGATCGCGACACGCTTTCCAACTACGGCAAGTCTGGGCCGATGCGCGCCGCAAAGGCGGGCATTGCGATCGTTGAAGACGCGACGTGGATTCGAGACAGGTTCGGCGACGAGATGTACTTCGCCGCGCTCGATGAGAAGCTTGGCGGCAAGGCGGGCAAGATTCGTGCTGCGATCGCCAGCGTGATGCGCGAGCCGGAGATGTACGAGCCGCAGGTCGTGCTCGACGCCTACATCGCGAGCCGCTGGCCGGAGATGAATCTGCGCCAGCCCGAGGAGCTGCCACCAGACTTCATCGGGCCGCCGCGAATCACCGCTGGCGAGGCGAACATGAAGCGGGAGTTCGTCGATCCCGCGTCGCTCAAGCCCGGCGATCGCATGTTCGTCTTCGGCAAGCCGTTCGCCGTCGGCGTCGACCGCAGCGGTGATCTCGTGCTCATCAGCCGCGCGATCAAGGCTCAGTTGCCGATCTCGATGCTGACCGACATCCCGGTCGACGGCCCGGTGCAGAAGGGCTTTGGCGCATCCAACTCCGAACAGACGACGTTTCTCAAGGAGAACAAGGACGGCGCGACGATCCCCGAGGGAGAGAGTGTCGGCGCGATCACTGGCAAGCAGGGCAAGCTGGATCTGGATCAGGAAACCGGCCCGTCTCAGCTCGACATCGAGACGAAGGCGATGAACCAGCACGTCGATGACGCGAACCAGCGATTCCTCGACGAGTTTGATCCGCCGCATGATGATCTCGACGACTTTGATCACGGCGGGCCGTATACAGGCTCGCGTCGCGGCATCGTGCTCAACCCGTTCCCGTACATCCTGAGCGGGGCGCGGTACATCGGCAACAGTGCTTTGGTTGAGAACCTGCTGAATGGCGGCCGGTTCTTCATCAACACGTTCGTTCGCGACATGATCGACGTGGTGCAGGCCAGCGAAACCATTGCCGGCCGCGCGTTGGGTCACTACGCCGAGCGAGCGGTGTCGCTGCAGAAGGGTGCGATCGGCAAGCTGTCTGGCGTGCGCGACGCGGCGCTGCGAATCGCCGGCCGCAGCGTGTCTGGCGCATGGCACGCGCAGCAGATCAAGTGGGAGTCGTGGGGCGGTGGCTATGCTGCCCTGCAGTCAGGCATGGAAGGCGGATTCGTTCATCCGTCGGCACGCAAGCTGATCGCTGCCGGGCAGGCGTTGATGGACGCGACGGGCAAGATGGCGCTCACGAACAAGCTGCCGCGGTACGACCATGCGACCGGCACATGGGGGCCGTTCCCGTACATTCCGGGCGGCAAGGTGTTCCCGCGACTGTTCACCGACGATCACGTTCGGATAATGATGAATGGCGACACCGCGCTGCGACGTGAGTTGATCCGCATTCTGCTGGCTGATCCGCGGAACGTGGGCTTGACGCAGCCTGGCCTTGAGGCACTGTACGACTCCTACGGTGATGATCTCCGCTCGCCAACAGTGGACGCCGCGAAGCGTCGCATCAATGCCGAGTTCTCTCGCGAGATCAAGAGCTATCCGACGCACATGCGCGATCCGCAGACCGGGCGCATCATCGCGTTGATGGACACTGTTCCGCTGTCATACTTCACTCGCATCGCCGACAACATGGCGACTCGCGTGGCCTACGGCAACGTGTTCGGCTACGACACCGACACGACCAGCGATCTCTCGCACGCACTCATCAAGGCGTATGGCGAGCAGACCGGAGATCAGGCGCCGGCGATCGCCTTGGTTCGCACGCTGGCCGGACTGCCGGTGTTCGAGCCGATGAACATCAGCCCCACGAGTCGGCGTTTTGTGCACAACACGATGCAGACGATCGGCCTGATGCGCGATCTCATGTACTCGGGTTCGCAGCCTGGCAACCTGCTGGAAGTGTTCGGCACTCCGGCCGCGTTCAACTCGCTGCGTGATTTCGTCGTGGCGATGCGACGCATGAGTCCCGACGTCGCTCCGGCGTTCTTGGCGTTTGCCCGACGCATCGGATCGGTCATCAACGAGTTCGACAACTACACCTACAACCCCAACGATCCATTTGGAAGCATCGTCGGCGCCCTTGGCGCCGTGCTCCGCAACTCGTACAAGTGGGCGAACATCTGGACGGAAGACTTTGTCGCCGTGCTCGCGCAGACGAAGGTTGATCGACTGCGTGCGGGCAAGGGATCAAAGCTCGACGCCATCGATCTCATGCAGACGATGGGATGGGACGCGGCCCGAGCGAAGCGTGTCGCGAGCGGCGGCGGACTGGCATGGGAGTACAACGCCATTCTTCGTCGCGAGCCGACGGCGCTGTTGGCGTCGAATCAGGGCAAGCCGGAATCGTCGAAGGCGAGCCAGCATCCTGTCTATCGCGCCGCGACGTTCGCTGAGCGGTTCGCACAGATGCGACTGCGAACTGTGCTCGACGCATTCAGGATGATGGATCAGGCTCGCAAGTCCAAGGATCGCGGCCTGTGGTACGCCGGCATCGGGCGACTGTTGAAGGCGATGGGCTTTATGACCGCCACCGGCCTGATGACGCAGCTCGTGACGGCATGGCTCGCTGGCGGCACCACCGGCGCCAACATCTTCCTCAACGAGCTGGCCGACGATCCGTGGGAAGTCGCTGGAGAGGCGTTGGCCTACAACCTGCTGGCAGGCCCATTCGGCGGGATCGTGCGTCTTGCGAACGACAGCGACGACTACGCCGAGAAGCTGGTTCGCATGACGCTGCCGGGCATGGTCTTCGATGAGCTGTACAAGCTCACGACTGGCGGCGGGCAGTATCGCGATCTTCACTTCTGGGGCCAAGCCGTCCCGCAGTTCTTCGGACGCATGACGCCGATGTCGAAGCCGCTGGCCCAAGGTCTTGCAATGCTCGGCATCGGCGCATGGGATGATCCGATCACAGGATCGTCGACCGGCCTGCGCGAACTGGACATCGAGACTGCGTCCCGCGCGTACTGGCGCTGGCGGTTCGAGGAAGCTCCGCCGTCATCCGGCAGCGATGAGGGCGATGTCCCAACCGAGGCTGAAGCCGCCGCGGAGATGGCGAACTCCCGCGCATTCCGCTTCCACATGAAGCAGGCGTACATGGCGTGGCGAGACGGGAACAGCCCGCAGGAGCACATCGATGAAGCCCTGTCTGTCGACGGCAAAGACTATGGCAGCATCTCACAGTCGCTCCGGCGACGCATGTACCTGATCGATCTGACCGATGGGCAGAAGGAAAGCCTGTTGAATCGAATTGGCGTCGATGCGTACTCGATGCTGGAAGACCATGACACCATCCTGCAGGGCTGGATGAGTTCAGGTTCGCCGTGATCTCGCTACACTGAGGCACCCTCATGCCAGTCAACAACGCCAACATCAATGGCCCGCAGCAGGCATTCGACGGCGACGGCGTCACAACCGTCTTCCAGTACGACTTCGACGGCGACCTGTCGCTGGTGTCGACGATCCGCGTCCATCAGTACGACGACGTCAATGCCGATCCGATCCAGTTGACCGAGGGCGAAGACTACACCGTCAACGCGCAGAGCCAGACCGTGACGTTCGTGGTCGCGCCGGCGTCGGGCGTGGTGATCGTGGTCAGTCGTTTCACGCTCCGCGATCGTCAGATCGACTACCAGAGCGGCTCGAACCTGATCGAGCGGGATCTTGACGAGGACACGAACCGGCTCACCGCGGTCACTCAGGAGATCGAGGGCGACCTGAACAACTGCCTTCACCTGAACGCAGCAGGAACCGCGTGGAACGCCGAGGGGCTTGAGGGCACCAATGCCGCCCCTGCAACCGAGCCGGACTCGTGGGTGACGTATGCGCAGGCCGTGTCGCTGTTCTCAGGCTCGCCCACGGTCGAGATCACCGCTTCTCCGCCGATCGTGCACACCGGCGACGGCGTGACGACGATGTTCGCATTGACAGGCTATCGCCAGGTTGAGCCGACGCAGATGTTCGTGTGGGTGGAAAGCGTCTACCAAAGCCTCAAGCCGCTGGACGAAACCTACGACGTGCTGGAGGAGGACGACACCGGCTATCCCGGCTCGCCGAGCGGCCCGGCGTACATCCGCTTCGACGTTGCTCCGCCCAATGGCGCGAAGATCGAGATCCGCATCCTGCGCGGCGTTGTTGTCGGCGTGTTCGGCGATGGCTCGGTTGACGGCGACGCGATTCAGGATGACGCGATCGACGTCAATCACCTGAATGTCGGCGCCGGAGTCGACAAGCGGATGATCGTGTTCGACACGGCCGGCGACGCAACCGCGCGTGTCATCACACACGAAGATGTCAGCGACTTCGACACCGGAGTTCGGCAGAACCGACTGGATCAGATGGCCGTTCCGACCGCGGTTGTCGACATGGGCATCCAGAGGATCAAGAACGTCGCGACCGCAACGGCGACGCTGGACGCTGTCAACAAGACCCAGATGGAGGGGTACGTTGATACGCGGCTGCTGGCCGAGGAAGCGACCGTTCACGCCGCCATGCCGACGGCGGTTTCCGGCACATTCACCGACATCGCCGTGTTCGCATTCACTCCAGATGAGGTTGTCGTGTCATTGACGTTCGACGGCACGAACGACGTGCTCTATCACGCCTTGTTCATGGGTGCGAACGCTCGCCGCTGTGCCGGCGCGTTGTTCGCGAGCGGGGCGCGGGCGCCGGACATCATTCTGCAGCGAAGCGATGAGACGCTTCAGTGCCGCATTCTCGCGGTCAATGGGCTGACGGCGTGGACGCAGGGCCGTGCACTCGCCAAGAAGTACGGAGACGCCTGAGCATGACTGAAATCAGCCGCGCAACCAACATGGGGCAGAGCGGGCCGCTTCGGCGTGGCTCGGTCACAATGGCTATCCCGCAGCCGATTGAAGGGCTTGACACCCCGATCGTGCTCGTGGCCGAGTTTGAGTTCGAGATCATCAGAATCTGGCGCCGCACACAGGATGGTGACTGCGAGATCACGTTCTACAACGACGGCGAGATCATCGAGCTGGATGACGCTGAAACCAACGGCGAGATCAGCGCCGACGAGGGCGCCGCAAACCAGACGCTCCCCGATTCGACCGACGAGATGAACTACACCGTCGTCGAGGGCGGCCGTCTGTCGATGATCGTCGACAACTGCAGCACGTCGCTCAATGGCCTGGAGATCCAGATCGACTACCAGAAGACGCTCGTGAACGACAACGACTGACCGACGATGCCCATCGACTGCCTTCAATGCCGGTATGTCGGACGACGGCACTCGATTGGAACGTCGGGGCCGCCCGAGCCGCCGCCACCACCACCGCCGCCACCGCAGTCGTGCTATCGCATCGCCACAAACCAGCGTGGCCCACTCGCGAGTTTGATTGAGCCGACGATCCTGAATGACCAGCAGGTCTTTGGACAAACCAGCGGCGCGACCGGAAAGTTCAAGTTCTTCGCCTACTCGCAATACACCACCGCGCCGGGCGAGATCACATGGACGTACACGGTCAATCTGCCGTCGTTTGACACGAGTGGGCTGCAGGACATCACGTTCCTTCCCGCGGCGACATGGGCGACGATCCAGTCATCCATCGACACCAGTTCACTCGACGTCGACGACGCCGACCCTGGCGGGCAAGGTGTCCGCATTCGCGTGCCGGCGTCGCTGCGATCAGTCTCGATGCCCGAGATCAGCATCAATGGCCGGCGTCGCGTGTGGCTCGACTTCTCGCTGTGGAACAACGCGCCGGGAACGTACACAGGCGGCGACTCCAACGAGTATTTCATCAACATCGACCGCTGCGATGAAGTCAAGGTCACTGGCTTCCGCATGACATGCTCGGGCGGAAACCGCAAGCGCGGCATTCGCGTCGACGAGTCGACCGACGTTGACATCTTGACGGTGCGACTGTCTGGGTGCACAGACGGGATCATCTTTCCAAACGGCGCGAACAACACCCGTGTTCGCCTGTTGTCCGTCGACAGCCTTGGGAACACCCAGAACAGCCTGTCAACCGATCTCGGCTATGGCGCGTACCTTGGCGACACGACCGATCTCACCATCGACACATGCACATTTGAGGCAGGCGACGGCTCGGGCGAGCACGCGCTTAGAATCCCGAATCCGACGCGGCTGAAGCTGGTTGACTCACTGTTCCGCGTGTCGCTCGCGTCGGCTCAGAAGCGATGCCTGTGGGTCTTTGGCGCGACGCAGGCCCAGATCACCAACTGCACCGCGGTCAACAACGAAGTGGTCATCGGCATCACCGAAGGCACGACGGGTGGCGCGAACAACGACAACCAGGGTGGGCCAACGACGACTGGCGTTCGCATTGATGGGCTAACGATCACCAACTGCGTCGAGAACTCGGCATTGTCTGTGAAGTGCGGCGGATTCGGCACCACCGGCGCAAATGGCGGCGGGCGCGTGCGGGACGTCGCGATGCGGAATCTGACGTTCAACAATCCCGCGAACGCGGCACGCTGCATCATCGTCGAATGGCGTGATCGCAACGATCTCAGTCGCGACATCGTCTGGCTCCCGAGCACATGCCTTGTTGACGGCGCCGAGATGGCGTCGACGAACTGGCGAATCTCAAGCGACTGGACGGCACAAGAGGCGCTCGACAGGAACATCGGCCCGGCCGTCGGCGTGACGGAGTATCAGCAGTACATCGTCTTTCACAACAAGACCGGCAACTTCACCGACAACGAAGTGCTGACGATGAACGGTGTGGTCAACGCCTCATACAAGAGCAGATCGGCCGCGAATGGTGGCGTCTCGCAGGTCGCCGTCTCATGCGCGACAGGCGTGGCCGCTGGAGAGACGATTCTGCTGGTTCTGCACTTCCCGCCGTCCGATCCGCCAGTGGACAGCCAGTTGTACGCATTCGACACGTCGGCCGAGCTGGATCAGGCCGCAGTCGACCTGTACGAAAGCGGCGTGTCCGGGCCGGACGTCGTCACCAACATCGACAACGGAACGACGGCGTTCATCATCGAGCTTCTTGTTGGAACGCCCGGCCGAATCGTCGTGGCGAAGATTGAGGGCGACGGGTTCACGCCAAGCGCGATGCTTCAGTCTCCGGCGCTTGACGCGGCCGGCCTGTCGCTTTCGGTCGGCTCACCCACAAATCTTGTGACGTATCCGTGATTCAGGATTTCTGGACGACATCGAGCACCGGCTGCAGCGTCTCGCACAGTGAGTAGCCAGACGATTCGAGGCCAAGATCGTCCTGAACAACAGTCCACCCGCCGTCTGAGCCATCGATCCTGATCTCATACCCGTTGACGGTGATGGAGCAGTCGGTTGTGGTGCGAGGCGAGCCACCAGCCATGAGTACTGTGGCGACGGCGAGCATGGAGATGACGATCGATGTGAGCATTGTTTTGCGCATGTGAGTATCCTTTGTCCGGCATCATAGCCGCATCATGCCGAAGGTTGAAGTTCCAATCGACAAGGCCCGTCAGCTCGTGGGCCAGGATTTCAAGCTGTTCCTCGACGCAGAGGCCAGCATCCGCGGCTATACCGTTCCCGCGTTTCACTACGAGATGGCTGACTTCCTGCAGGGCCGCAAACCCGAGTGGGTGAACAAGTCGAAGATGATCCGCGGCTTCCGTCTCGCCGCCAAGAGCTACGTCGTTCGAGCATTCTGCCGCTGGCGCCAGCTTCGCGTGCCGAAGACGCAGGTGCTCATCCACTCATCGACAGACGACAATGCCATCGCGTTCTGCATCGCCTATCAGAAGGAGATGCGCGAGAATCCGCTGACCGCGCACCTTGCGCCGGACGATGGTGGGCCGGAAAAGAAGTTCAATCTCAAGGGCGTGACGCCGGAAGTCGGCAGCAGCGTGAAGGCGGCCGGCATCAAGACGTCACTCGTCGGCAATCGCTGCGACCTGTACCTGTTCGACGATCCCGAGCCAGACGTGAACCCCGAGGGCTACTACGAAGACATCATCCGCGCGATGATGGAAGCGAAGAACATCCTTCACTCGCCGATGCGCCATCTCGACTCGCTTGGCGTGACACAGCTCACCGCACAGGAATCGACGCAGTTGATTGTCGTGGGCCAGCCGCATTGGGTTGGATCGGCGTACATCCTTCCGCACGAATGTGATCTGATCGAGAGCGACGATGGCACGCACCCGCTGAATGATTCGATCATCATGGACGTGCCGGCGATCGACCCACAGACCGGCTACTGGCTTTGGCCCGAGCTGATGGAGCCGAAGCACTGGCACGCCCGCGAGAATCGCCCACTGACGATCGATGAAGCCATGCTCGGGTACACGTCCGAGGCGTGGGAATTGGGAATGCAGGTCAACGTCAACTGGATGACGGGCCGCGGTGCGACGCTGAAGACCAATCACATTCGCAACGTGCGGCACAAGAACGTGCCGAACACGGTCATGGTTGTCGATCCAGCGGACAGCCTGGCGGGCTGCGAATGGGGCGTGGCAATAGGCTCGAACGTCGAAGACATGATTCACCTGCTGTACGTCGGCGGCTTCACTGGTGAGGCGTATGAGGGTGACGTGATCGACGACACGATCGGCGAATCGCCGTGGGGCGAGATCTTCGACATCGCGGACGAGTTCAAGGTTGGGCTTGTGCTTGTTGAGAAGAACCTGAAGTCAGCAGCGAGCGCCTGCAAACGCTTCCTTGCGAAGACGCGGAGACAGGTTGCGGTCGATTTCTACTCAGCCAGCGGGAACAAGCTCCGCCGCATCTGTTCATCACTGGAGCAGCCGGTGAACAACGGCATGATCTCGGCCGACCCGAGCGTGCTCGGCAACCCAAAGACGATGCAGCAGTTCCGCAAACTCAGGTGGGATCGCCTGCCAACTCCGGTCGATCGACTCGACGCTGTCGCCGAGCTGGTGGCGTACCTGATCGAGAACCGCGGCATGGTCAGCAGCTCGTCCAATGCCTACGACCCGCTCAGGATCTCGGCCGCCAACGACATTGTCCGGCGCGGGGTGTCTTCGCGGGCCGCGTTGTCCCGCTTGCACAGGTGAGATGTTGCGGCTATCATGGTGACATGATTACCGACGACCAACTCGAATCACTGATCCGACTGGAGGCGAAGGCGACGAAGGGGCCGTGGAACCTTGCCACCGTTTCCGCAACAGTTGGCAAAGGGTTTCACGTTTTCGTCTATGTGCCACACCTCGGAGAAGTTTGCTCATGCTCACCGAATAGCGGCCTGTATTCCAACAGGTGCGGCCTTGATAATCTTGACTTCATCGCCGCCATCCGCAACGCCGCCCCGTCGCTGCTCGCGGAACTGCGGGCGAGCAGGGAGTTGATTGCGAAGTTGCCGAGGACTGCTGATGGAAAGCCAATCTATCCCGACATGGAGTTGTGGTATTGGTGGACTCCGCAGTATTCAGATGGTGAACCGACGTTGCAACACAAGCCCGCGCCAGCGGGGCCATGTGCGCCACATGAGTGCTACTCAACCCGCGAAGCCGCCCTCGCGAGCAAGGAGCGATGAACCTCTCCGCCGTCGACATCAGATTCCGCACCGATCCATCGTTCCGCCGAGCGTGTGGGCTGCTGCATCACGCGACCAGAATGCTCATCGCCATCGAGGCTGAGATCGCACGCCGCAAGAAGCCGACCAGCAAGGACATGCGACCCATGACCATCGCCGAGTTTCAGGCCAAGCACAGGCGGACTTGACGCGGCTGCGGCTGTCTTATACGATCAGCCGCAACAAGGAGTCTCGCCATGCCCGCAGCCAAGAAGCCGAAGCACAAGCTCGAATACTACAGGGACACCGAGGCCAAATGGCGATGGCGATTCAGGGCGCCGAACGGGAACATCACCTGCGACTGCGCCGAGGGCTACTCTCGACTGTCTGACGCGCAAAAAGGATTCCACTCCCATGCCGCGTCGATCGTCTCGAAGAACTACGTCGTCGTCGAGATCGGCAAGGGCAAGCGACTGAAGTAGTGTCTACCACGTTTGGCGCGCAAGAGGGACATCAAAAGGATTCATCGCCATGTACGCGCAGGATACCAGTGTGCCTGTCGAGAAATCGAAGGCCGAGATTGAGAAGACGCTGATGCGCTATGGGGCCAGCGAGTTCGCGTCTGGGTGGGATCGTGATCGCGCGATCATTATGTTCCGCTGCAAGGATCGTGCGATTCGGTTTGTGCTTCCGCTTCCAGTGAAGGATGATCGTCGGTTCGCAATGACGCCGGGTGGGCGCCGCCGACGAGATGAACAACAGCAATACGCCGCATGGGAACAGGCGTGCCGCCAGCGGTGGCGAGCGTTGTGTCTGTGCATCAAGGCCAAGCTGGAGGCCGTCGCTGCCGGGATCACATCGTTTGAGGATGAGTTTCTCGCCCACATTGTCTTGCCAGACGGCAGCACGGCCGGACTTTGGCTCCGTCCTCAGATTGAACAGGCGTACAAGAGTGGCAAGATGCCGACGTCGATCCTTGCACTTCCGCCTGGCGCGGATGATGTATGATTCTGCCAGAATCCGCCACACACAGGAGCAGCCAGCCATGACACTCGTGAATCTTCAGGCCGAAGCCGGCAAACCCAAGTGGTTCAGCGTCCCGATCAACTACCAGGATCTCCAGACCTTCGAGCCGCAGGGCGCCGCACGCATCGCCACGCTGCCCAAGCGCTGCGCCATCCGGGCCGCCATCTACGAATCGATCGAGGCGTTTGGTGGGGCAGGCGTGTCGTATGAGGCGATCATCATCACCGATGACCTGCTGAACACGATCATCAACACCCTCACGCTCGACACGGGCGGCAGCGTGTTCTTGACGGTCACCAGCCCCGTCAGCTTCAGCGCCGACCGCATCATCTACGCGAACCCGTCGATCTCAGGCCAGTTCGCGAGCATGGATCGCGGCTCAGGCGTGCTGCACCTGCTTGTCGAAGCCATCCCGTCCTACCCGAGCTGAGTTCCCCATCTTGACATCGGCCTTCTGTGAGTCATGCCGAACGACCCCGTGCACCTGCAGCATCGGCGGGGCGTTCGGCATCCAGAAAGCCAAGGGCGTCGTCAAGCAGCCCGCGGGCATGAACAAGACCGAGGCCCGGTTCCAGGCCCATCTTGACGCCAGGGTGCTCGCGGGCGAGATCCTGTGGTACAGGTACGCCGCGATCACCTTCAAGATCGGCGAGGACTGCAGGTACACGCCTGACTTCGCCGTCATGCACGCCGATCACACGATCAGCCTCATCGACGTCAAAGGCACTTCGAAGGGCAAGCCGTGGATCGAGGAAGACTCGCGAGCCAAGATCCGGGCCGCACCGTCCATCTTCCCGTTCACCTTCCAAGTCGCGTTCTTCCACGCAGGAACGTGGGTCATCAAGGACTTCTGACATGCCGCCGACACTCAGAGAGGCTGAAACCAAGCAACTTCGGCTGTACACGATCGCCCGCAGAGAGCGAAGCATGTTCGGCGAAATCGCCGTCCACACGATCATCGCACACAGAAAGAACGAGCCACTGTGCAGCGGTGTGACGGCGTCGGCGGTGATGATCCTCACGCCCGAGCGATGGGTCATCGAGATGATCGAGGTCGCCGGAGATCGCCGCCGTCATGGGTACGCTTCAGAGCTGCTGACGTGGATCGTCGCCAACTACGACTCGCCAGGCGCCGCGTGGGCATCGCCTGAAGGCATGGCGCTGGGCCGACATTGGGCCACGAAGCACGGCCGCCAGGAGTCGTGGTTCTTCGCCGACGAGCACCCAGAGATCGCCAGAATCGTCGACAAGGTGCTCGAAGACAAAAAAAGTTGTAAATCCATCCTACGACCACTTGACGAACACTAGGGAGTCTGTACCGTTCCTGATGTGAAGACCGTAACCTACCATCCAACGTTCCGCACACGCCGTCGCAGGCACATCGGTCTTCACACCCGCTTACCGTTTGCGACGGTTTTTTCCTGCGCTGTCGGGGTAGATCAACTGGAAGATCGCCGGTTTCATAATCCGGAAGTTGCAGGTTCGAGTCCTGCCCCCGCCATTGCCACCGCGGCCAGAGACAGTCTGGCACGAATCGCCGCAGCGCACGGCGACCGTACACACGCTGAGCGCAGGTGGGTTGAAATCGACGTGCCCACTCCTGAAGGAAGTAATTACGCACCACGGATGAACCCGTCCCGCAAGGACGAACTTCAGGATCGTCAGGCCGGTGAAAACCCGGCAGGTGGCTTTCATTTTGGATCTTTCTCTCACTTGCGCCCGCTTCGGCTGAGAACGCCCGAGCGGGCTTTCGTTTTTGGTCAGGTCACGACATAGCCCCTCATTCACGCACACGGGCAGACAGGTTCACGCCATACTCGTACGAAAGGCGGCGTAGTTGCCTTCCGACGTTCACAGGACGCTCATGGGAGCCCCGATGGGGAATCCGCATCGCCATGAGGTCAACTGGTAGAGCACGCATCGAAAGCGGCGTCTGAAAGACGACGTCCCACCGCAGGCACTCAACCTGGACGCGGTGAGCCGTGATGAATGCCCCCACGGAGAGTCGGATTGAGCCCCCTTCGCCGACAAGAGCCAGTTCGCCACGCGACGGTACCGATGCCGAAATGCGAAGCGCGATCAACGGACGTTCCCTATAAGGGGCACTCCGCGCTCAGGAAACCTCGCCGTCTGCGAATCGTACACACATGCGAAATCCAGCCACCAACCAGCCCGTCTACCCGCTCGCAGATGCCGTCGGATCACAGTCTGACCTGCGAATCCGAATCCGTACCCGCACAGGCATCATCAGCATCCGGCTCGATGAAGCTCCGCAACTGATCTCCGACCTCCAGAAACTCGTCAGCGAATATCCCCCTGGGGTGCAGCAAAACACCGGAAAAATTGGATAGGGCACTCGGGAAACACCCCTTCTCCAACGGGAACCAGCCTGAAAAATATGAATGGGGTCGAGATCGGTACACGCACCCTGAACCCGTGACAACTCACTTTACGCCGCTTTCCTGCCGTGCAAAGGGTGGTCGGTGGGGGTGGGGCGTCGTCGTGCGGGTGGGCTCGCTACCAGTCGATCGCCTCTGCATCCGCTGCCGATGGTGCCGATGATTGCGGCCGTCGATGGCTGAAGCGCTCGTGAATCGCCTGCAGTCGGGCGGCGCGTGCTTGCTCCTCGGCCATCTCCTCGGCCGATGGCGGAGCCTTCGACCGCTTGGCGGTGCTGCTGCTGCTTACGCTGGCGACGATTCGCCGGCCGGTCTCGAGCGCTTCGGGCACGTCGCGGCCGTTGAAGTTGAAGGTAAAGCTGTTCCCGATGGCCGGCTGATCGCCGGACGACCCCCCCGGCTCGATGCCTGCTGCGAGCTGTGCGGCGTGATCGCCGACTGTCTGCATCCGACCGATAGCAAACTCCAGCCATGCCAGCAGCGCCTTCAGGTCTGGCGCCTGCTTGATCCTCTCGACAGTTCCCAATGGTGTGAGCACCTCGACCTCGACCTGTCCCATGCCGAGTGCTCGCAGGAATGCCATAGCCTCGACGACGTCTCCCGTGCGAATGCTGCGGTGAGCTTTGATCCTTTGAGCTGCGATCTGCCGAATGATCTGCTTAGTCTGCAGGTACTTTGGATTCGGCTTGACGACATCGGCGCGTCGAATCCGTAAACCCTTGCCGGCAAACTGATTGCATTCGCCTTCTATCCGTTCATCCGCATCAATGGATGAAGCTGGCATGGTGGCGGATTCGGTGGTCATGGTGCTGCAGTCTATCGCCCGCATATGGCCGTGGGAAAATCTCGCGAATCTTCGGGGAATGTGGCAGCAGGATCGGGCCAGGATCGCAGCAGTTCGGCGCGGATGTCGTTTCGGGCCTTGGATCGGCCGGATATATAGGGGCGCGTTGTTTTTCACCCTTCAACATGGAGGCTCGCCGATGGAGTTCATGGACAGCCAATCAATCGCCGATGATCGGGCACGGTGCCAGATGATCGCGCTACGCATGATGGCGGCGCGGGTGGCGCATGATCGCGACTATCTGCGCTTTGTGCCGCGGATCGTGCGGCCGAATGTGATCGAGCTGGCGCGCCAGATGCGACAAGAGAGAGAGGCTCGCCGATGAGCGCCAACACCTTTGCTCGCGAATGCTCGGCCAGAATGATCGACCCTGCAGTAGCCTTGGAGAATGAGCGTATCCGTTTCTACCTGCAGCTCGCCAAGGACGCACTACCCCAAGACCGCGCGCGGTTTGAGCGCGTGATTCTCGACACGCTCGACAAGGAGTTTTGACGATGGCAAACACTACGACCATGACGATCGAGCAGGAACGCGGCCAGACTTACAGCCGGCCAACATTCGCAGTCTACGCACACTTCACCTACCCCCGCGGTAGCGTGCTCGCCGGCCAGGATGGGCGCCGGTATGTTGATGGCGGATTCCCGACGCCCGAAGCCGCGAAGGCTGAGTACCCATCGGCGGAGATCATCGACGGGAGCACCTACGCAGCGCCAAGCTTGAACCATCTTCCCGACTGCGAGCCGGGATCGTACAACGATCCAGACGAAGCAGCGGACTACCGGAACGAATAAACGCACAACGCCCGCGCTAGTTCGGCGTTGTTCCGTCTTCGACCTGCTTAGCGGCCGGCCGAAGACTTTGATCGGATCGACACCACAATACGGAGGCTAACACGATGAACGCAAAACCCGGATCATGGCGGAATCTTCAGAAGGGCACCATTGAGCGCGCATGCGCACGGATCGAGCGGATAGCGACAGCCAACACCATCCACGGCGGCGCCTCGGCTATGGTCATGGCGAATCGTGCCGCGGCAATGGGATTGCCCAACGCTGGCGAGCTGCAGGACACGGTAGCGGCAGTCTACAGCCGATCATCGGGGCGGATGAATGAGCAATTCGGCGCGTGGTGCTGTGGAGAATGCGGGAGCACACACGCCGGCCGAGACGCGGCCGATGAATGCTGCGGCGAATGTTGGGAGGAGTTCGATTTAGCGGAGGAGATGGAGGACTCAGAAGCTTGACGACCACGCGCTATCGCCAGCTTCACACGCTGGCGAGTGCGCGCGACCGTTTGGCAATGGTGCACACGCTCGCAGGAGTGAAGCAGATGGCGACCGTCAAAATAGAATATCTCGGCGTTGAAGGAATCGGGCCGAACGTCACCAAAGCAAAGCAGGATGCAGCGCGGCAGGTTGAGCGCATCATGGGACATCTTCGGCCAAGTGTTTACAGCTTCCGCGGATACGTTCTCGTTTGCTGGATCGACAAGTACGGCGCCAGCTACACAATCGCCGACAGCACGGACAGCGGCGAGAAAATCGGAAGCTGCAGCGGGGGATTGGATAAGGTCGAATGCGAGGAGCGCGGGATACGGCACCTGTTGGACATCACGCGCACGGCCGGCGAGTTCCTCGACGGACTACCCGATTGGGTGCCGACCAGGATCGTCCGCAAGCACGCCACGCGATGGGCCTCGGACTGGCGAAGCAATGACGAGTTCCAGCGCCGATACAAGGACGCGGAATCGCGCGGCATGAACCCCCACGACTGCCACAGCTACGCCGGCCGCGATCCCTCCCGCCCCGAATTGTGGCAAGAGGCCGCAGCATGACCACCACCCGGCGAAGCGTGGAAACGCGCGGCGCCGGATTCTTTCAAGCCCGGCCAGAAATCGACCGATAGAGGCTTGACCAAGACAGCCGCAACAGGCTATTATCCCAACACGAAAGGCGACATCATGGAAAAGGCTACGGATTCACTCGACGGATACAGCGACGCGGAGCACACGCGCGCATTGTCGCGACTGCTGCAGGACATCGCCAACGCGCCAACCGTGGTAGACAATCCCGGCGAGGATTACGACGGATACGACGCCGGAGACGAGATCGACTTCGGGGACTGCTTCGGAGAGGACTACACATGAACGACACCCGCGGATTGTTCGGCCAACCCGTAGCGGACAAGCTCACTGGTTCACAGTTCGAGCTTCCACTCCCGGCGCCTTCCAAACTCGACGAAGAAACACGCGCACTTGCCAGGCCCGACGATGGCGAGACGCTTTCCATTCCGTTCATTGACCGACGAAAGGACAAAGCCCGATGAGATGGCAACGCTACACAGTTCGGCTACGACATGATCGCGGACACATCACGATTGCGACCGTGTCGCATTGCGCACGCGCCGCCGTGTCGCTGGTGCTCGGCTTCGAACGCGCGCCAGTTCGCGCCGTGGTCACAGTGAAGGACGCCCGCGGCCGGAGCATCAGCCGGCGCCAGTGGAAGGACGCGGACTAAGACCCAACACGCAAGGCAACACCCAACAACTTGAAAGGCTAACGACATGGAATATATCTACGGTCACACATCACCAGAGACGGCGCGAGTAGTGGACGACTACCCCTATGGCTTCCGCTTGCGGTGCAAAATCCGGTATTGGGTGGAGTACCACGCGAAACGGGGCTTCCGCATGGTCGGCCAGACCACAAACCCCAAGGTGGCCGGCGAAGTCTGGAACAAACCCAAGGCGAGCACATACGCCCGATTCGGCCTTGTGATGGGCATCGACGACGAGGGGCACATCGTCAACGCCGACAGCTTGACCGAATACAACAGCCTGCAGGAGTGCCGCGAGTTCCAGGCGAAACACGGCGCACACATGCCGACCGACGCCGCGGAGCTGCTCGCATTGTGGATTCAGAAAAAGCAAGCGTTTGAGGATGCGCGAGCACGCGGTCAGGTTGTCGCGACGACGACAGTACGCGAGGGCGGCAAGACCACGACGACGCGCGAGAACCTCGGCCCGACTGGATCGGGGCCGCGGTGCGTCTTCTGCAAACGCAGCGGCGACGGGGTTCAGTTCGTTGTGTTCTCGCCACGCTTCCCACCATTCGGTACAGCCTGCGCCGACTGCGAAAAGACACTTCCGCCCGGTACAACCGTCCCGACGACATGAGCACCACGCCGGCGCCGCAGCCATGCGACGCCCGGCGATTCGACCCGCGCGGCAATTCCGCCACGCCCAACACAAGAGGCTACACAATGAGCACCGTACAGCAGGAGATAGACAACCTCACACGCCCCAAGCCGGAGCACACGGTAGAGCTGGAAATCCTGCGCGAGCTTCCGCCAGACTTCAAGGCGCCGGGCCTTTCCAGCGTGAAGGACAAGCCGGACGGACACGACGGCACGAACGCATGGGCATCGTTTCACGCGCCGTCATACGACCCCGGCAACACATGGAACCCGGCCGCGGTCTTTGAGACGCTAGAGGCGGCTGGATGGGAGCTGCAGCCGGCCACGCTCGCACAGAGGGACAACTACCGACCAGGGCCGGAATGCGGACTGCTCGACAGTCTGCGACAAGAACGGCCGTCAGGATGGGGACGATACCAGCTCACAGACGCTTGGCCGATTGCGCCGGTATGGGTGACGCCGTGCCAACACACCGGGCCGGACGCCAACGCATTCATGCGAACGCGAGGCGGAAGGCTTCTGCGCGTGTCGGTGGATCTTCCGCGAGTGGTGACGGTCAGCGCCGACCGCGTTGAACCGCGGGGAACATGGTACTACAAGCGCGGGACGGGCCGGATGCACCACCCGCAGCACTGGCACGCGATCAACTTGCCAAGCGGGACAACCATCGCACAGAAGGCGGCGCGCTCGCATGTCACGGTAGACACCGAGCAGGGCATCAGCGCCGCGATCTATTGGGAACCATGCGGAGAACAAGATGCTTGGTCGCTGAAGGCTTCAGAGTTCGTCGCGCTGTTGCTGGCGCAGTAAGCACACCCCGCGCACCGGCTAACGCTGACGCGCGGACTTCAACCCCAACGCCGGGAACCCGGCAGAAGTGAGGCACCGATGGAATGGAACTGCAAACCAACAGCAGGGCACGACACGCACGGGCAATCCGCCGTGTACGACACCAAGACAGGGAAGAACATCGCGATTGTGTACGACGGCAAGAAGCACGGGCCGATGATCGCCGCCGCGCCGGATATGCTGCGGGAACTGGCGAACATGGCGGCATTGTGGCAAGCGATGGGCGACATGAATCGGGCTGACGAGATCGGCGACTTTCTCACCAACAACTACGACGAGATTGACAGCGCGCTCGCCGCAATCGCACGGGCCAAAGGGGAACCATCACGGGAGGCGACTTGACACAGACAGCCGCAGCCGCAACAATATCCCACCACTGGAGGCTAACGATGACCGACAAGCACATGACAGCAGAGCAGGCCAAGGCACTCGCCGCAAAGCAGGCGCTCGACGTCGCACGCGAGGCGATTCGGGAGCCGAAGTACGACATGGATCGGTGCGAGGCTGAGGAACAAGATCGCCACTTCAGCAATCGACGGTATGGCCGGCCGCCGATCGGTAATCGGCCGAGGGGGGAGTGACGCGGTGAACCCGACCATCGACACAAAGGAACTGCGGGCAAAAGCAATCGCTGTGGCACCACAAGCCCCAAACGTGGCACGGGACTATGTATTGGCCGCCGACACCATCGACTCGCTCCGTGCCGAACTCAAGGCGTGGAAGGACGCGATAAACGACTGGTACATCTGCAACTGGGCAAACGAGGAACCAAGTCCTGATCCACGCATGGCGATCCATCGCATCGGGTGTCACATCATCGACCAAGAGAACTGCGAACTCCGAGCCGACCTCGCGAAGGCGAAGGCGGCGTTGACATTCACTGAGTTCCGAGAAGCCAACGTCAAACGGTGCATCAAGTGGCATCCACAGGGCATCGCGTCGTGGTCGCCGTCAGACTGGTTGACCGCCGTGACTGGTGAACTTGGCGAACTGGCATCGCTGTTGAAGATGCGAAACCGCGAACGCGATGGACTTGTCGGAAACAAGTTCTCCCCGACGCAGAAGCAGATCGCAGACGAACTGGCCGACGTTGTGACCTATCTCGACCTGCTGGCCGAAGTTCTCGGCGTTGATCTTGGGGAAGCGATCATCGCCAAGTTCAACGAGGTATCGGAGCGTGTTGGTTTCCCCGACAGAATCGCCCGCCGCACCCTCGCGGAGATCGAAGGAGGGACGAAGTCATGAAATGTGAAATATGCGGTCAAAAAGAACCACACTCCGCAGAGGTGTGCGAACTCTCAATGGGATTTCCATTCTCAGATATTGAACCTGAGAAGTGCATGGCGTGTGATCTTCTTTCGGTTGTCAATGGCGTGTGTATTGAATGTGGTGCAACAGCACAGTCGGACACAAAGGAGACTCGGCCATGACAGCATTCAACATCACCGGCAGGATTGATGCATTTATGCGATCTGTAAATGCCAACACAGACCATTGGCAGGATACTGTGCTTCGTGGGAATGCCCAACGATTCTTCGGCGACCTCGCCCCGAAGATGACTGACGCGGAACTGGAGGCGAAGATCGCTCGCATTGCCGCAAAAACGCCGTGGCGTGAAGATGCAGTAGCCAACGCAATCCGCCGCGAGTTCAGCACCGTCGCGTGCGGGGACGGGGTGGATTGGAAGGCGAAGTGTGAAGCCGCCGAGAAGAAGGTGGCATATTACGAGCGATTCGGTGCTACTCTTGGGAAAGATGGAGACGCCGCCGATCGCCTTGGCAAACTCCTGTATGGCGGATCGTTCAGTGTGACCAAACTACTCGGTGGCAGCAATGCGGCGATTTTGTCTGATGCGATGGCCCGCATTGAATCCGCCGAGCGTGAACGCGACGTGTTGAAGCAGTCCTACAACGAAGCGGCGACAAGGGCGAACACACTTGCAGCCGAACGCGACGCGCTCGCCGCCCGCGTGAAGGAACTGGAGGCGAAGCAGGAAGGTTTGCTCCCAATCAACGCAGAGTTGATTGTCAAGGAACGTGAGGACTGTTGGCGAAAGGTGAGCCGATCACTCGCGAACCATCTTGCTGCAATCGCCGAAATGGAGGCCCGCAAGGCGACTTGACTTGTTGCGGCTGTCTTGCTAGGCTCCACAATCCAAAGGAAACGAGGCTGACACATGGCGACATTCACGCAAGAGGAATGGGACAGACGGCGACGATTCATTGGCGCGAGCGAAGTGCCGGCCCTTCTCGGGGTCGATCCATTCGCGACGCTCGGCAGCGTGGTCACTCGCAAGCTCATGGAGATCAAACAGGGGGACGGAAATGCGGCCACCGACTTCGGGCACGACCTCGAAGACGGCCTGGTTCGCTGCGTCGAGCGTAAGTACAACGTCGCTCTACCACATCGACAAATCTGGAAGGAAGCTCCCAACGGGGTCATGTCGTGCACGCTTGACGGCGCCGACGATGACAAGCGGCCGACCGTGGCTGCTGAAGCGAAGACGACGGGCATCTACTCCGCCGACGCATCAATGACGAAGGCATGGGGCAAGAGTGGAACCGATGAGGCTCCCCTGAAGGTTATTTATCAATCGTGGGCGCAGATGATCTGCTGCCCGACGATTGAGCGCGTGATCGCCGTCGCGCTGATCGGCGGCAGGCCCGGCCCGCAGTTCTACGAGATCCTGCGCGACGACGACGCCCTCGACCAGCTCGAAACGATCGTGCTCGAAGCGCACGAGAAGTACATCATCAGCCGCGAGCCGGTGCCGGACGACGCTGTAGCCGACTTGGAGACGCTGTCTCGAATCACCCGCGAACAGGGCAAGTCGGTCACATTCGGCACGCCCGCGGATGATCGGCTGTTCATGGACACCTACAACGCGGTCGAGAAGCGAAAGGCCGCGGAGAAGGAAGAAGATCGGCTGTCGGCGATCCTGCGAGCCAAGCTCGGCGACGCGGAGATCGGCGAGTTTCCAAGCGGTCGGTACAGCTACAAGGAGGAGAGCGCCGGCAAGAGGATCGACGTGGATGCGCTGCGATCGGCGCATCCTGACATCTACGAGGAGTTCGCGCATCCTGGCACTCGCATGATGCCGCGCTTCAAACTCAACAAAAAGAAAGAGGCTTGACACATGGCAGATGAACCAAACAACTCGACCGAGATCGTCCGACTGTCCGACCTTCCCTTGAACAATGGCGTGCTGGCGCCGGCGAACTTCGCTGGCGTGTTCCGGCTCGGGCAACTGTTCTTCAGCACAGGCATGGTGCCCGCTGGCGTGAAGACACCTGAGCAGGCTGCGATCGTCGTGGCTGCAGGGCTGGAGATCGGACTGTCGCCGATGCAGTCGATCCAGAACATTATGATTATCGGCAACAAGCCGGCCGTCTGGGGCGACGCGGCGCTCGCGCTGTGCTCGACGCACAAGGACTTCGAGGACTGCGACGAGTCCGACGATGGATCGACGGCGACGTGCACCGTCACACGCAAGGGCCGCAAGCCCGTCGTGCGGTCGTTCTCGATCGACGACGCGAAGAAGGCCGGGCTGTCCGGCAAAGACATTTGGGTGAAGTATCCGGCCCGTATGCGTCAGATGCGTGCACGGTCGTACGCGCTGCGCGACTCGTTCCCCGACGTGCTCAAGGGTGTCGCCATCCGCGAGGAAGTCGACGACATCGAGACGACGCCGGCCACGCCGCCAGTCCCGCGTGTGCAACAGGCGAAGGACGTGCTCGCCAAGAAGTCCACCAAGAAGGCCAAGGATGAGCCGGTCATCGAGGCCGAAGTCGTCGAGACTCCCGCGGCTGAGCCAGTCGTCGAGACGCCAGCAGAACCCGAGCCTGTCGTCGAGGAGCCGGACACGAACGACGAAGCCGACATCGTCGAGCCGGATGGCGACGAGGATCGGCAGCAGCCTGAACCCGAGCCGAAGAAGGAAGCCGAGCCGGAGCAGACCCCGCTGCAGAAGCGGTTGAGGGCCATGAAGGAGCACGTCTGCACGACGTTCGGCTACGAGCCGGACGAAGGCAAGAAGGTCGTGATCGCGTTCCTGTCGGCGCACGAGCGCAAGCCCGCCGAGCTGGAAGACGAGACGGTCGCCAACAACATGCTCGCGCTGTTGAAGAAGAAGAACAAGACGCAGCTCCAGGCGTTCTTGCGTAAGTACGCTGAGTGATTGTTAGCCTCGGGCCGATGAGCGGTGAAACCCCGACATCGGCCTTTGCTCGAACCAACCAAAGGAGTCCCGCATGAAGATTTCAGACATCGTTTCCGCAGACGGCGTCAAGCTCTGTGAGCATGACAGCCAGACCATCTACATCGTTCCCGGCTCTACGGCAGAAACGAGTCCCGACGAAGTAAGGGGATTCTCAATCGCCATGATGGATAGCAGCACGCCGCACGCGATGCTCAGCACGAACAGCCGGTGGTATATGCCCGAAGAAGTGGCTGCGCGTGTGTTCGTGTCCCGCCAGAAGTGTCTGGTTCGCATGGCACAGAACGCTTCGCAGCACGCTCACAATCTGCTGCAGGCGTCGATGGCCGCAGTCTGATCCGTCGCACTACAACTCAATCCAAAGGCTAACACATGACAACGCCACTTCGCATCGTCAAGCTCCACATCGACAACTTCAAGGGGATCAAGGCGGTCGACATCACGCCGTCCGGCGCCGTCACCCGCGTCACGGGCAAGAACTCGGCGGGCAAGTCTTCTGTGCTCGACGCGATTCAGGCCGCGCTTGGCGGCAAGGACGCGATGCCCGCAGAGCCGCTGCGTCACGGCGCGACCAAGGGCAACGTCGTGCTCAAGATGAGCAACGGGTGGGAGATTCACCGCAAGGTCACTGAGAAGGGCGCGTACCTTGAAGTCATCGGCGAGGGCGGCGAGGCGTTCGCGTCTCCGCAGTCGATGCTCGACAAGCTCACCGACTCTGGGATGCTGTTCGATCCGCTGGCGTTCAGCCGCATGAAGCCGCAGGATCAGGCGGCGACTCTGCTGAAACTGGCCGGCGTGGATCTCGCCGCGAACCGCAAGGCTCGCGAGCAGGCGTACAACGAGCGCACGGTCATCAATCGGCAGGCCAAGGAAGCCGAAGCCGTGCTCGCCGAGAAGCGCAAGGCGATTGGTGGCGACATCTCCGCAGCCGACGCCAAGGAAGCCGCCGACCTGCTGAAGCAGATCAACGAGGCCAGGGCCGACCTTGCCGAAGCCGAGCGCGCTGTGCGAGACGCGAAGAACACGCTCGCGTCGAAGACCGAGATGCTCAGCACGATCACCAGCAACTTCGAGGAGCAGTCAGCCGACATCGACCAGCAGATCGAGGCGCTGAAAGCGAAGAAGGCTGCACTCGCCGAGCGATACAAGACCGCGCAGGTTGAAATCACCAACGCGGTGCTCACCGCACAGGCCGCTCTCAACGACGCCCAATCGGGTTATGCCGCCACGAAGGAAGCGCACGACGAGCTGGCGACTGGCATCGACACCGACGATCTCCGCAAGACCGTTGAGGCTGCGTCTCGTGGCGCCGAAGTCCGCGCGTCACTCAAGGCGCACACCGACGCTGCCGAGAAGCTGGCGGCCGAGTCGAAGGCGTTGACGGCGAAGATCGAGAAGCTCGACGCCGAGCGGGTCAAGCAACTGTCGTCGGCGAAGATGCCCGTGGCCGATCTCTCGGTCGACGATGAAGGCGTGGTGCGATTCGCGGGCACGCCGCTGGATCAGGCTGCGATGAACGAGAAGATGCGAGTCGGCATGGCTGTCGGCATGGCGATGCAGAAGCCGGGCGGGTTGCGAGTCATGCTCGTGCGCGACGGCTCGCTGTTGGACGGCGAACTGCTGGCCGAGCTGACGAGGATGGCGGAGACTCGCGACTGGCAGATGTGGGTCGAGGAAACAACTGACGGCGAGCGTATCGCCGGAGCGATCGTGATTGAGGAAGGAGAAGTGAAGGCGTAATGGGCTACCTATACCACCATGCGATAATCGTGACGGCGTGGGATCAGAAGTATGCCGCCGTGTGGCACGCGAGAGCCACTGGCATCTTCGGCATGAAGCACGTCTCGCAACTCGGCGAGCCGCTGATGAACGGGCAGACATCGTTCTGCGTGTGGCCCGACGGAAGCAAAGAGGGATGGGAAGACTCAGACGCAGGCGACGTCAATCGTGAGAAGTTTGTCGCAATGCTTCGCGAACGGTCGAATGCAAGCGGCGAATACTGCGACTGGATCGAGGTTGGATTCGGCGGCGATAGTCACACGGCCACCGTGATTTCACACGGCGACGACGAATGACAACAGCCGCAATCCGGTAGGATGCCGACATGCCCAACATCAAAAAGAAGCTCACCACCGATCAGCGTTCAGACCTGCAGCAGATGGTCGCCACATTCAAGGCGAACGAAGAAGCGTTCCGCGAGAATTGGGACATCCTCAACACCATCAAGGAGAACGAGCTGTGGGTCGAAGACGCCGACTCATTCTCCGAGTTCTGCGAGAAGGTTCTGGGGATCACCCGCAAGCGCGGCTACCAGCTCATCGCAGCCGCACAGTTCATCGAGGACAGTCCGCCCAAGGTCAAGAAGGCCATCACGAACGAGCGGCAGGCGCGTGCCCTGGCCCAAGTGCCGGAAGAAGACCGCGAGGAGGTCGTCGAGAAGGCGACGAAGGGCGGCAAAGAGCTGACCGCCAAGGGCATCGAGAAGGCCGCATCTGAGATCCCATTCACGAAGAACCGCAAGGACGACAAGCCGGTCGTACACGATGCGCTGTCCCTCAAGGTCGATGACGATGATCTGCATCCGATCTTCGAGCAGGGCCGCAGCGAGTTCAAGGCGCTGAGCAAGGCGATCAAGGACTGCTGCGACGAAGCCGAGCGACTCGTGGGCGAGGATGCCGGATTCTTTCTCAAGAGCGGCTGGCAATCGCTCGAAGCCGATCTCGCGAACGCACGCGAGAAGGTCAATCTCGCGATGCCATTCTCGATCTGCTGCTATTGCAACAACGGACAGGGCCGCAAGGAATGCCGCGCGTGCAAGGGACGCGGCTGGCTGTCGAAAGGACTCTACAAAGCAGCGGACGAGAAGCTGCGGGCATTGAGCGAAAGGAAGCGATCTTGAAGCTGAGGGACTACCAGGATCGCTGCGTCAAGGCCGTGCTGTCCGAGTTCGAGAACGGCACGAAGTCCACACTCGTTGTGCTGCCCACTGGCGCCGGCAAGACTGTCGTGACGGCGGCGATCATGCAGAAGATGCTCGCCCGCAATCCCGGCATGAGGATCAAGGGCATCGCCCATCGCGAGGAGTTGATAACCCAGGCGTGCAACAAGATCAAAGCCGTCACCGGCCTGCAGCCTGCGATCGAGATGGCCGATCAGTACAGCGATGAATCCGGCGACGCGATCTTCGGCGACCGATCGCCGATCGTCATGGGCACGATCCAGACGATGTCGAGCGACAAGCGCAAGGCCCGGTTCTATCCCAAGGACTTCTGCATGTTGTGGATCGATGAGGCCCACCACGCGCCAGCGAAGTCGTACATGGACTTGATCGAGTATTACTCGGCGAATACGGAGTGCTGCATTCTCGGCGTGACCGCCACGCCCGATCGTTCCGATGAAGTCGCGATGGGCAAGGTCTTCGACACCGTCGCGTTCGACTACGAGATTCTCGACGCGATTCAGGATGGATGGCTCGTGTCGCCGCACCAGCAGTTCGTCGCCGTGCAGGGACTTGACTACTCGCACGTTCGCACGACGGCCGGCGATCTCAACGGCGCCGATCTCGCCGCGGTCATGGAGTACGAGGAGACGCTGCAGCAGGTGTGCGGCCCGACGTTCGACATCGTCGGCACGGATCGAAAGACGCTCGTGTTCGCGGCCAGCGTCGCCCACGCCGATCGCATGGCGGAAATCTTCAACCGCCGATCGCCCGGCTGCGCTCGCTTCGTGCATGGCAAGACGCCGAAGGATGAACGTCGCCAGATGTTCCGCGACTACGCCAATGGCGAGTTCAACATCCTGTGCAACTGCGCCGTTGCCACTGAGGGATGGGATGAGCCGACCGTCGAAGTCGTCGTCATGGCCCGGCCGACGAAGTCGCGTGCCCTGTACGCCCAATGCGCAGGCCGAGGGCTGCGCCCGCTGCCGGGCCTGATCGATCATCTCGAAACCGCCGAAGAACGCCGTGCTGCGATCGCTCAATCGGCAAAGCCGTCGTGTCTGCTGCTGGACTTCGCCGGCAACTCGGGCACGCACAAGCTGATGAGCACCGCCGACATTCTCGGCGGCAAGTTCGACGACGTTGTGACGGCCCGCGCCGCGAAGAAGGCTGCGGATGCCGAGGGCGGCATGGACATGATCGACGCGCTTGAGGAAGCCGCTCGCGAGATCGATGAGGAAGCGAAGGCCAAGCGCCGGAAGATCGTCGCGAAGGCAAACTACAAGACGAAGACCGTCAACCCGTTCGACGTGTTTGAAATCCAGCCGCCACGCGAGAAGGGCTACTACGAGGGCCGCATGGCGAGTCCGAAGCAAGTCGAGATGCTGGTTCGCAACGGGATACCGGACGCGGAAACGCTGACGTTCTCACAAGCGTCGGCGCTCGTGCAGACGATCATCGATCGACGGAAGAATGATCGCTGCACATTCAAGCAGGCCCGCGCGCTTGCGAAGTATGGGTATGGCTCAGACATCTCATTCGCACAGGCGAGCGAACTGTTGAACAAGATCGCGGCGAATGGTTGGAAGCCGCTTAGCAAGGCCACAGAACCGGCCGCAACGTGAAAGGACTCACATGCTCATACTGACACGACACGTCGACGAGGAGATCATCATCCGCGTCGACAACAAGGAAGTGGCCCGCATCAAGGTGCTGGAGATTCGCGGACAACGCACGCGAATCGGGTGCACTGGAAACGCGGCGACGTTTGTGAGAGCGGAGCTGGAGGCCACGGATGGCGAAACTAAGGATTGACCGCATTTGGGACATGCCCAACGCCGACACGATGCTTGTGCCGTCGATCCGCTCGTTCACGCTTGAGTACCTGGCGAAGTCGAAGGTCAGCGTCGATCCGTTCGCGCGCAACTGCCGCTTGGCGACGTACACGAACGACCTGAATCCAGACACGGCGGCGGAGTATCACATGGACGCAATCGAGTTCCTGAACATGCTCCGCGATCGCGGCGTGATGGTTGACCTTGCCATATTCGATCCGCCGTACAGCCCGCGCCAGATTTCAGAGTGCTATCAGCACGTTGGCCGCGCCGTCACGATGGAAGATACGCAAGGCGTTGGCGTGTGGAGCCATGCCCGAAACGCACTTGCTGACATCGTGCAGCCCGGCGGCGTGGTGCTTTCCTACGGATGGAACTCAACCGGCATGGGGATCAAGCACCGCTTTATGCAAGAGCGAATCCTACTCGTAAGCCACAGCGGCGCACACAACGACACGATCTGCGTCGCCGAACGCCGTCTGCCTGACGACGCCACACTGTTTGGACAGCCAGAGCTATTGCCCAATGACATCGACTGGTAAGTCATTCCGCCGCGTCACGAAACGCGAGCCGTGCCCGATCTGCGGCAAGCCGGACTGGTGCATGGTCGCCATCACTGGCGAAGTCTGTATCTGCCAGCGCGTCGATCAAGGCGCCGAGAAGCATCTTGGCGACGCCGGATGGCTGCACAGACTGAAGGATCGTCCGGCACGCATCAAGCCGATTCGACGACAGCCGCAACAACAGGTGTCTACCGTGGTAGACAGTCGAGATTGGCCGCTGATCGTCGGCGACTGCGTCGATGCCGCCGATGGCGAGCGGGTGCGACTGCTTGGCAAGAGCCTGGGCATCTCATGCGAGACGATGATCCGCCTCGAAACCGGATGGGCCAGCAAGGCGATGCTCGCGTCGCTCGGGACGAAGTGCTCGGGCGAGGGCTGCTGGACGTTTCCGATGTTCGACGCGAAACACGCCGTCGTCGGAGTGCGGCTGCGAAGCCTTGACGGGTTCAAGTACGCGATCGCCGGCAGCGACGGCAATGGGATCTTCGACCCGTGCATGGACAACAAGGCCGATCCGCTGGTGATCGTCGAGGGGCCGACCAGCGCCGGAGCGATGTGCGATCTCGGGTACAGTGTGATCGGGCGATCGTCATGCACCGGCAGCACGGCGCATTGTGTCGCCCGTGGCGAAGGCCGGAACGTGGTGATCTACGCTGACAGCGACAAGGCCGATGAGCATGGTCGCAGGCCCGGCCGTGCTGGCGCCGAGGCTCTGGCTGCTGCGATGAAGGGACGGGCGAAGTCGATCAAGATCATGCAGGCGACTGGCGCGAAGGATGTGCGTGCGATGGTGAACGACGGAGCCGATCGCGACGTGTTCGACATTCTGATTTCACAGGCGGCGTACTGGCGATGAGGCGCAAACTACTTCATCCACCGAAGCCGATGTATCACCGCGCGCGAGCCGAGGACATCCAGCGATTTCTCGCGAAGGTCGTGTTCGCCGACAGCGGGTGCTGGCTGTGGACTGGCCGATGCGACGGGAACGGCTACGGGCAATTCTGGTATCGAGGGCAGGCCCGCGGCTCGCACCGCGTCGCGTGGGTGATCTTCAGGGGCGGCATCAGGAATGGCATGGCGATCGACCACAAGCACACGTCATGCCCGCATAACTGCGTGAATCCAGACCATCTTCGCGTGCTGCATCACATGGAGAACTCGCGAGACGGTGGATTTCGCCGATGGGGCAAGAAGATGACTCTGCAGGACGATGATCTTCCGACATAGACGTTTGTTTGCACCCCGTTCGTAGGGAGACTACCCTATCTGCGTTGTTCCGCGGACAAGGATGGTGACATGCCAGCAGACAAAGACGCGGTCAAGGCACAACTGTTGAGCTGGTTCGAGACGGCGATGCGAGTATCGCTTCCGTTTCTTATTGGCGTCGCCGGATACACGTTCACCGAACTCAAGTCGATCGACAAGCGGGTGACGGTGATCGAGCGCGATCTTGCCAACGCCGACGGGCCAGGCGTCAAGGCGTCGCTCGACACGTTGCGGGTGCAGATGGCGGTGACGCAGCAGCAGCTCACGCAAGTCGCCACGGCCGTCGACAAGATTGACCGGAAGCTTGAAGGGTTGCCATGACCGGCGCCATCGAAGATCGATCAGCGCACACTCGCGGACTCGACAAGATCGGCGAGGCCATGCGGCTCGCGAAGTCCCGCCAAGGCGAGAAGCCCGCGGGCGAGTACATGATCGGTCAGTTCATCATCGACACCGACAAGGCGTTTCTCTCCATTGAGCAAATCCTGAAGGACGCGATGGATCTCATGCTCGTCCCAAAAGCGGAATCGAGGTTGAAGGGAGGAACACAGCCGTGAGCATTGTTGAACCGACGTTCAGTGATCCACGCCAGCGACAGGACGTGTACGGCACGTCGCAGCAGACGTCGCCCGGCGACAGCGAAGGCGTGTACGTCGCAGCACGGCGCAACCGCTGGCGGCTGTGGCTGATGCTGGTTGTCGTGGTCGCCATCGGCTACGGCATGTTCCGGCTCGGCTGGTTCGACGTTGCGGAGGACGCACGATGAAGTGCGTCACGCTTCAACCAGAACAAACCGGCGCAAAATACCCACTGGTGTTTTATTGGTGCCCAGGCTGCAACGAGCGTCACGACGTGCGCATCAACAAGCGAGACGGTGCGCCGTCGCCGTCATGGGACTTCAACGGCGATCACGATAAGCCGTCATTCACCCCGAGCGTCAACTACGTCGGCAGGTGTCACCATTGGGTGAGAGACGGCCGCATCGAGTTTTGTGGAGATTGCGGCCACGCCCTTGCCGGACAGACCGTGGATATGTGCGACGTAGACGCAGAAGGGTACAAACCATGCTGATTCCCACCCGAATCCGACTCATCGGCCACATCGCGTACTTCGCGGTGTGCTGCATTGGAGGTGTCGCGTGAACGATTTTCTGACAAACTCGGACTACTTGCGAGAACTTGCGTGTTATCACGCAGGAACGCCTAATGAGAAGCGTATCGAAGAAATCGCCAATCGCCTCGATGCGCTGGAGGAATTGCGGGCGGCAGAAGCAGAATTGCGGCGCAATGATCTGATCCAATCTGCGGAGGAAATTGGCCGATGCGTTGAGAGGATGCAGATAGCAGCACGAAACTGCACACTTGACAAAACGAGCGAAATCCAACGCCAAACTGTCGGGGACAGTCTCCGTCAACCATTGAGCGGACTCGATGAACTGGCACACGCGCTCTATGGCCGAGACCCACTGGCGTACGAGTGGCTTGGAGGTTCAGAGGCCAAGATTCTCTATGCTGCCGCGACCGCAATACGCACCATGAAAATGCAACTCAAGGGCATGGCGGGCCGCTTTCGCAAAGAGGCCGAAGCCATTGACGAGGACGTGTTCTGCGGAGGTGGCGCATGAATAAACGCTTGCATAATCCGACTCCAAATCCGGGAATGCCAGCAAACACCATAGAATGCTGGCATACGGATTCGCTTTTGGGAAACAATGCCAGCAAAAATTCGCCGAATCCTGCGCAACCAGCCGGCGGACGGCGTAGGTATCTGGTAGAGGAATCCCATGCTCACCATGTTCCATCCATTGCGTTTGAAGATTTCCGATTGGCGGTTCGCGTTGGGCGAGTGGTGGAAATCACAACGACTGGAATCGCGGGCGAAGTCGCTGGCGAAGGAACGGACGCTGTTCTCCCTTCAAGTGCTTCATGGCGATCGGCTGAACCGATTGAAGCAATGGACTCTTGCAACCGAGAGCATGGAGGAAAACCCACTGTTCAGTCGCCGAATGCTCGATCAATCGCTTGTCCGAGAACGTCGAATGTGCCGCGAAGTCGATTTGGCGATCAAATACAAGACGATCGACGCGTTGATCGACGACGCTGCGGAAGAACTCGAACGACGTTCGGCTGCTGCATCAGCCGACGACGGCGCATCGGCGGCTTGAAACCCGCTCGTACCACGCGCGATCCGATTCCGAGTGGTGTGGGAATCCTGATCGGACGATGCGCCGTTCTCTTGTGCTGCCTCGCGCTCACCGGCTGCGGCATCGTCGCATCATCGAACACGACCGCCCCGAAAGCGTCGGCGAAGTCCACCACGACAACTGTGCAACTCGACGACAAGGGCAAGCCGAAAGCGACCGTGACCACGGTGCGTGAGGCGTTGGCGACTGGCGTTGGAACATCAGCGACCGGCGAGAAGGTGAACCAGCGAGCGGAGACGGAATCGCCAAACGTGACATTCGACGGCATGACCGCATCAGGCGGCGCGGCGAAGTCGAGTAACAAGGGCGAAGGAAGTGACGGCTCCGCTTGGAGCAATCCACTGCTATGGGCTGGAGTCGCGTGCATTCTCGGCGCAGCGGCCGCGCTGTATTTCGGACTTCGCCTTGCCGCCGTCATCGCCCTGGGCACCGGCTTGCTGCTTATCGCAATCGTGGTGTACCCGATGATCCTGCTTTGGGCTGTGGCCGCAATCGTGGTCATCGGCGGCGTGTTGTATCTCCGCGCCGAAGGGAACGCGATGAAGTTCAAGGAATCATTGCGGGCCGTCGTTGCCGGCGTAGCCGACGCTGCGCCGGAAGTGCAGGTGCAGGTGCAGCAGCGTGTCGCCAGTCACGCGAGCGAGGCTGACAAGGCGACGATCCGCAAGGTACGAAAACAGGATGGCGTCGTCATGGCATCCGACGTGAAAGCGATGGTGACTCCATGAAGTTCCTCAACCTCATTCGCAAACTCGGCAAGCGCATCGAGCGCAACCCCAAGGCATACGCCATCGGATTTGGCGTGATCGTCGCGCTGATTCTGCTGTCGCGCTGGATGGACTTCCCGCTCAAGTGGTGAACCGTTGACCCGCCTCTACACAGCCGAAGCAATGCCCAGCATCGACCTCGCCGTTTACAAGGCGAAGCCGTGTCTGTTCCTGCACGGATACTGGCACATCATGCAGTCGCCGCAAGGCTGGTTCACCCCGCAGGCCATGCCCGACGATGCGCTGCGATTGCATCGCGGCCCGGTCATGCTCGACCATGAACCGGCGACGTGGACGCGCAGGGACACCGAGCAGATGCGCACGGCGATGGCGTACTGCAACATCGTGAATCCGGCGCTGCAGCCGTTCGCCTACTCCGAGCCGCAAGCCCCGTACTGGGGCGATGACTGGTCGCTCGATGTGGCACTCGCGTCATACATCGGCGGCGAGAAGTGGGCGATGCTCAAGTCGCAGGACATCATCATCGGCGCGTGCTATCTCACCTATGTTGACGATCAGCCGAGCGTGCCGAAGTCATTGCAGTACCGCTTCGTGGATCGCAACTGCCAGATCGTGAAAGCCGTCGCCGAGAAACTCCGCAAGCCGTGGGGCATGACTGTCTGGAACCACTACCACGATGCGCCGTCGAACGGCTGCATCTTGAAGGCTCATCACGTTCCCGCGACTCGTTTGCGCGAACACGTTGCCGCGATTCTCGCGCACGACCCGGACTACCTAGTGCATTGGGGCGCGCGCGAATACTTCAAGCGTCTGGCCGCGTTCGATGATGCGACGGCAGATCAGAACGGCGGGCGAGAACTGCGGGACATCTGGCAGGCCGCGTTCGCCGCCGATCCACGCAGCGACGTTGAAGTGTGGAGCGAGGCGATGGGCGTGTACCGATCCGCGATTCTGGAGGCAGCATGACGCTTCGCATGTTTGATGATCCCATTCTGCATACACCGTGCGAGCCGGTGTCGGAGAAGTTCCCTGACACCACTGCAGCCATTGCCGACATGGAGCGAGTGTTGCACAGCCACGCGAACGGCGTCGGACTTGCTGCGCCACAAGCGGGCCACTCGCTGCGCATCATCATGCTTCGTCCGGTCATCGACGGGCCGATTCAGACGTTCATCAATCCCGAGATCGTCTCACACGGCCCGCGCACCAAAGTCGAATCAGAAGGATGCTTGTCGTTTCCCAAAGTGTCGGCTCGCGTCAAGCGGTGGACATTCATTCGTTTGCGGTGGTTTGACGACACGACCCACCGCACGATCGAAGCCAACTTTCATGGATGGCACGCGCGCATCATCCAGCATGAGATCGATCACCTGAACGGTGTGTCCAAGGTCGGCGACGCTTGGCGCATGCAACAGAAACGAAAGTTGGTGACAGAATGACAACCCTTACGCGCGAGCAACGAATCGAACTGCGGCAATCGCAGCGAGCCGCCGAAGCCAAGCGCCGCAACCGTGGCCGCAAGCCGCGCATCATTCGCAGCGCCGACACCATCGCCGTCGTTCAAGGACGCGAAGAACTCGGCTCGATGGCGAACGTGCCGAACTCCGTGATCGGAGTCGGCTGGTATCCAGACATCGACGGCAGCGGAGTCGTAGACACCAGCGACCTGCTGTGGGTGATCGGCAAGTGGGGCCAGGACGACGGGTACGGCGGACTCGTCGGAACCGCGCACCTGCTGGCGGTGATCTCCGCGTGGGAAGCGAGCGAGCCTGATCCCATCGGCGGCGATCTCATCGCGCCGTTGGTCGATCAGCCCGCGATGAACGTGCTGAATGCGTCGATCCACGCCGAAGCGAACTGCATCACGCGAAACAACGGCGGCCAGTGCGTGATCAACTGCGACGACTTCGAGTTGATCTCGCAGAACGGCTACGGCATCTACGCCGACAGCAGCACGCGAACGATCTTGAACAAGGGCGTGGTGGAATCGAAGCACTACTACGCGATCCGAGGCCGGCACATCGACCTTCGCGCCGACGATGTGACGTTCCGCTGCCCCGAGCATTCGGTGCGGCTGTACGGTTGGCGCGAAGGCTACATGCGGAACTGCGTGATCGAAGGCGAATACTTCCGCGCAGGCGGCGGCGCTGCTGATGAGTGGGTGAACCCGATGGACACGGGCGGCACGCCGGAAGCACCGATCGTCGTTGAAGGCGGAAGACTGTCGCTCACGAAGCAACTGACGATCTACAACGCGACGCACGACATGGTGTTCGCGCCAGCATCGTGGCAGGGCACGACCAAAATCTTCATCGACACCGGCGCTAAGAACATCACCATCGGCGGGCCGAACAAGCCGTACATCGACACCAAGGGCCAGTCCGCCGTGCAGCTCGCAGCACGCGGGATCAAGATCGTCTGAGAGAACACTATGCTGACATGCTCATCAACTCGACTTGTCGCACCGGGGAACTTCTCTTTCCCGGCCAGCGGCCAGATCACCATCATGGCGTTGATAAATCCAACGCTGGACGGCGTTGAACGCGGCCAGATCATCTGCGACAAGCCTGCCGCAGAAACATACGAGCAGAAGATCAGCCTGCGCGTGCAAGGCACCGGCAATCAGCGTCCGAACGAATTGTGGTTCACCTGCATCAAGGATGATGACACGATCGTCTACTTCCGGCCAACGGTCGAAGGCAACACGATCTCGACGGGCAAGCAGCTCGTTGGCTTCAGGCTCGACATCGCGACCGGCATAGGGGAGCTGTATTTCAACGGCGCATGGCAGTCAACCGAGCGGTATGACGGAGCCTCTCCAGGCTCCGGCGCGTTCGCCATGAATGCCTACGCGCATCCGCTCACTGTTGGCGCATGCGTGAATGGGGACTACCCGTTCGCTGGCGATCTCTACTGGATCGGCGTGTGGGACGTGAACAACGTCTCTGATGCGAACACGGCATTGATGAACGCATCTGGTTCTGGCGCACTCGGCATTCACCGATGTCCATTGCGATACAGCCGAAGCGATCTCATTCACTACTTCGACCTCAAGGACGCCACCTACGGCCCGAAGGATTGGATCACGGGCCAGTCGTACACGGCGACTCTCGGCAGCGGCGCATGGGCAACATCTCCGATCGGCGTCGAACATGGCCGCAACGTCGCACTGTCATGCACCGCCGACACCCGACTGCGCAGCGACTTTCCAACAGCCAACTTCGGAGCGAACGCGACATCGTTTGGTGTCGGCGAGGGAGCGAGTTCAGTCAATCACCGTGCGCTGATAAAGTGCGGCAACATGGTCACGGCAGGACTCGTGGCCGAAGGCACTGTATTGAGTGCCACGCTTAGCCTTGCCGTCGCCTCTGTTGTTGGAAGCGGATCGAAGGCCGCGGGCTTGTACGCCATGAACACGACCACATGGGTCGAGGGAACTGGCACAGGCACAGGCAGCACATCCGGGCATGGCGGCGTCACATGGAATGATCGCGTTGAGGGCGCGGCGTGGGCTGGAGGCGCCGGCGGATTTGGCGACGCGATCGCCGCATCAAAGGCGGCGTTTACGCTCGACGCCACAGGAAGTTTGCCGACATCGATCAGTGCAGTAGCGCCGTGCCAAGCCCGCTTAGACATTGATGGCGCAGCCGACTTCATGCTGAAGCTGGACACGGAAAGCAGTGGATCGAGTGCGCTGTTGAACTACACGTCGCGAGAGGCAAGCGGCAGCGCAACAGCGTTGGTGGTTGAGGCTACCGATCCGGTGTTGGCGTTCTCGCCGTTCTCCGCAGCGTCCATCGGGGCTTCTGGAACGACGCTGTATCTTGTGTTCGATAATCCTGCAGGCGGATGGGACACGCAGGCGTTCGTCGGTGATGAGACAGCCGTCGAAGTCACCGTCACACGCAATGGCTCGCCCGTCGTCATCGCGGGAGTTGCCGCAAGCGGAACCGTCGGAGTCGCAGGCTTCACCGAAGTCTCCATCGAACTTGAGAGTCCGATCTACGCAGGCGAAACAGTGACGGGCGTCACCTTCCCTGCCGGGCTTGTCGAGGACGCAGATGGCCGAACCACCGAAGGCGGCACGGATGAGGCGGTGACGAATAACAGCACAGCCAGCAGCGGCGGGCCGGACGCCGACGTCGGACGCGGTCGCCTTCAGACGCTTCCGCGCTTCCGCGGCTCGCTCGCGGTACGATAATCGCACAAGGAGTCGTCAGCCATGAGTCCCAACATCGCACTTCCACGCGGATCGTCCACCGGCCTTCGCACCGCTCTCGAATCGCATCGAGGCGGCGCCGCGTCGTACATCTACGCCGATCCAGCCGTCGCATCGTTCGATCTCTCGACGCTGCAGGACAACGCCAACGCCCCGCTGATTATGAACGGCGACGAACGCTCGGGCCGGCACGTCGGCCTTCGCGTCGGCTGTGCTGGATTGTCGGCCGATGGCGTCACGGCGCTGGTTCGCGTGCTCCTGGTGAAGAAGGTGCAGGACTATCGAGGCCCGGCAAACCCGTCGACCGACAAGTACGTCCTGCTGCCATACTGTGCGATCACGTTCACCGCTGGCACGATGACGCTCGGCACGGGCAATCACATCGCCGACACCGCGGTCATCTCGCTTGACGACTACGGCACGCACATGGAGGCGCGAACCAGCGCCCGTGCGGCGTCGGCGTACAGCCCGGCGAACAACCAGATGGCGCTCGTGCAGATCCCCGACATCGACAACTGCGACGGGATCATCCTCGACACGCAGATCAGTGGCGGCGGCGCGTCAACCACCGTCAATCCGCTGTACGAGTTCACCACCTGATGCCAGCTCTGCTGGCAATCTCATTCGCCACCCAGGGCGCATACGAGTCTGAGATCGAGCGGCTCGCGTCTTCGTGCGCACGGTGGAATGTCCCGCTCGTGCGCGAGACGATCTCGACTCTCGGGTCGTGGAAGCGAAACTGCGCGTACAAGCCGCGGTTCATCCGCAAGATGCTGGACGCCTATCCCGGCCAAAGCCTGCTGTGGCTCGACGCCGACGCCGAAGTCCAGGGCGACGTCTCGGCCATTGCGTCGCTGCAATGCGACATCGCGGCGAGGACGTGTCTCTGGCCGCACCCGAGCCATCCGCACCTGCTTAGCGGGACGATCCTGATCCAGCCGACTCCCGCGGCGAGGATCACCATCGCAAAGTGGTGTGAACTGCAGACCGGCGAAGTCACTGACCAGCGCGTGTTGGAGAAGGCTGTTGCCGAAACCAAGCCGATCATCGTCGACCTTGATCCGCGATACGTCGCGATCATCGACGAAACGCCGGCCATCGATCGACCGCTGATCGTGCACCATCAGGCAAGCAGGCGACTTCGCAGGGTGATGACGGAACGGGCTTGACAGCCGCAGCCGCAACAGCGTAGGATGCTCGCATGAACACCGACATCTGGGTCATCCTTCCATCAGCGAATCCCAAGCAGGCCGCGATCACGCTTCCGAAGTGGAGGGACAAGGGGTATGAGATCGCGGTGCTTCTGGACGGGCCGCCGATTCCACATGGCGCGATGTGCACTCCGATCAATCCGTATCGCGATCACTGTGACGTCCGCATCTATGTCGAATCATCAGCATACGCGGGTTATCCGTGGGCGATCACTACGATTGTGCAACAGTTGCCGGACGTTGATCTGTTCTGGGCCATCGGCGACGACATGCACCCGCCAGCGAACTACTCGCCGGCAGAGATGGCCGCGATGTTTCTCAAGCGATTCCCCGATGGCGATGGCGTGCTGCAGGGAACCGGCGATCCGTGGGGACACGGCGCTGCATCGCGAATCTGCGGCTCGCCGATCTTCGGACGCAAACTCGCGGAGCGCATGTACGGCGGGCGTGGCCCGTTCTGTCAGGAGTACTACCACTTCTTCGCTGACGAAGAACTGAAGTGCGTGGCCGAACGCGACGGATTCTTGCTGCAGGTGCCGACGGTGAACATTCACCACGACCACTGGCATCGCAACAAGCAGCCGCGGCCCGAGCACATGCACGCTGCGAACGAGAATTGGGCGAAGGACAAGGCGACGTTCGAGCGTCGCAAGGCTGCCGGATTTCCCGGCGCAGTATGACAGGAGACACCGATGCTGGATCAGATGTCCGATACGTTTACGCCGATGCTGGCGGCTGCGGTTGCGTGGTGCCACTGTGGGGACGACGCGATGATCCAAGACACGATTGGCCCCGTGCTCGAACTCGGCATGGGCAACGGCTCGACGCCGATGCTGCATTCGTTGTGCAAGGCGATGAACACGCCGCTTGTGAGCATCGACAACAATCGCGAGTGGCACGACAGGTTTCTGGATCTCGCGACTCGCGATCATCGTGGGCATCAGATTCGTCTGCTGGATTCGTGGGAATTGGTCGCAACTGCCGCAATGATCGGCAAGACCGAACTGGAGGCGATGTGCGAGGCGTGGGACATCATCTCGCTTGACCCGCAAGCCTACGGCCACAACTACGATCGATGGTCAGTGGTGCTCATCGATCATGCGCCGGGCGAGCGCCGCGTCACGGACATCGCGAGACTCGCGAACAACGCGACGATCATCGTCGTGCACGACACCGAGGAGCCGGGCTACAACTACGAGCCGACGCTTGCGGCGTTCAAGCACCGCTACGACTACAGGCGGGCGAGGCCGTGGACGACCGTGGTGAGCAACTTTGTGAATGTCGAGGAGATCTTCGGATGAAGTTCATCCTCACAACGCACGCCTATCGCCGCCTGCTTGAGCGACTGACGATCCCAGACGACACGACGTTCCCGCAGGCTGTGAAGATCATCATGGGCATGTGGGGCGCAGGCGTCCCGTTCGGCGCTCAGGTCGGCAAGGACTCGCAACTTCGGCTGTGCACGCATGACCGATCAGGCGAACGCTGTGTGCTCGCGACCGAGATGCCGGACAAGGACACCGTCGTCATCAAGACGGTGATGACCGAGGGCGAGGCGAACAACGCTCAGACGCGGTACATTCACCATCAGCCGAAGACGCGAAAGAAGAACCGTGTCGCCCAGGATCGCGAGCACCGCGGACACCAGCTCGCCCGAAGGAAACTCTACGAACGCCGTCATTGGGACGACGAAGACGACGATTGACTTGCACTTGCGGCTGCGGCTGTTATGCTTCCACCACTTCAACTCGTTCCGCGCATCCATGACCACCGCATCAAAGAAAGTCGTCTCATACGCCCTCTGGGGAGAGTGGGATCGCTCCGGCGACGGCGGCTCCATGCAGAACTACTACTGGCGAAGCGCGATCATCGCCATTGCCGCGAGTCGACGGGTATTCCCTGATTGGGAGATCCGTGTTCACCATGATTCATCCCTGTTCCGCCATCCGCTCGGGCCGGTCTTGTGCGCGTCAGCCGCGCGCGGCGAAATCGTGCTCGTGCGGATGCCAGATCAGGGCGATCTCTGTGCCAAGATGCTCTGGAGGATGGCGCCCGCGTTCGACCCCGACGTCGAACGATTTATCTGCCGCGATGTCGATGCTCTGCCGACAATCAAGGATCGGCTCTGCGTCGATGCGTGGTGCAACACCCGTGCCGGCCTGCACGTCATTCGCGATTCGACGTCTCACTCGGCTCTTGTGATGGGCGGCCTGTGCGGCTTCAAGCGACACCTGCTGCTGGATCACTGTGGGTGGAAGACGTTTGACCAGATGGTTCGCGAGGCCGGAGACTTGTCGAAGCATGGCAGCGATCAGGTGTGGCTCAATAGCGTCTGGAATCGCATGGTTCCAAGCACGGCAGAGCATGTCTTCGCAGGCATTCGGCCGCAACATTCGCTTCCGTTGCCAATGGCGTCGCTCTACGAATCCGATCGCCTTCATATCGTGATGCCAAAGCTCGGGCATATGTACCATCTCGATCAGGCGATGGAGGTTCTCGGCATGGGCGATCTCACCCAACTGAGTCGATCGATCGTGCTCAACGTGGAAGCGAGGAAGTTCATGCAGGCCCAGGTGCGCGTCGTTCTCAGCACTACCAACAATCACGACTACGACTTCTACGCCCCGATCACTTGTCGCTTCTGGCGCGATCTCGTTGGATACATGCCGATGCTCATCACGGTCGGTCGCGACACAGAGCGGATGAAACTGGTGCAGCGCGAAGCGTGCGCGGGCGGGGCGTTGGTCACGCATCTCCCGTGCAACAATGGGAATGACAACCACATCGCGCAGGTGTCTCGCTTGTTCGGCTGCACGCTGAACGTCTCGCAGGACGAAGTGCTTATGACCGGCGACGTCGATATGTGGCCGCTTGATCCTGAGTATTTCAAGATCATGGATTGGGACAAGATGAACCTGTACGGGGCGAACGTCTACAAGGGCGATCGACATCCCATGTGCTACGCGGCGGCGAAGGCTCTCGTCTGGCGGCAGGCGCTCGGTATCACGCACGAGACGAGGATGGAACAGGCGTTGTCTCATGTGAACTGGAACGGATGGGACACCGACGAGGACACGCTTCAGCGGGCCATCGAGAGCATCGGCGGCAAGGCTGTCTGCGCGAAGAAGGATCGGCCAGGCTCGCGACACGGATACATGGGCGGTCGCGTCGATCGCGGTCGCTGGATTTACGAAGGCCGCGAGGCTGGACTGATCGACGCTCATCTTCCGCGACCGGGCTACGGAACCGAGACGTGGGCGCGCGTGCGTCGCTTGATTGAGGACTATCTACCAGACGCGGTTGCGTGGGCTGACGATTATCGTGATCGCTACCTTGCCGTCTTCGATCAATGACCTTCCACATCCTCAATCTGACATGCCTGCGCGATTGGTCGCTCACGAAGATGATGTTCGAGAGCGTGCGCGAGTTCGTGCCTGATCTCGGAAATCGCTTCATCAGCATCGAGCATAAGGATTGGCCGTCTGATCAGATTCCCGACTGTCACTACATGGTGCGGCCCGAAGGCTTGGGGCAATGGGGATGGCCGAGCAGCATGATAAAGGTCGGAGTGCTGCGCGAGTGCGCTGCCAGCATCGGCCAGAACGAGTACATCGTCAGCGTCGACAGCGACGTGTGGTTCACGGGCGCTCGCATCTTCCATGAGGTCGCGATGAATCGGCCAGCGATTGCCGGCCACATGCACGACATCAAGAGCCGCACGCATCTCGGCCCATTCGCCCATCTCAGCGGGGCGTGCATGTTCATCCGCGGCGACGTGCTGCGATCAATCTGCTTCGACGTGCCGTATGCCGAAGTCGAAGCGACGATGCGATCCGAAGACCTGTGCGTCAACGAAGACGTCGTGGTGTCATATCTCGCTCGATGGTGCGGCTACCAGTTGTCGCACATCCCCAACGAGCATTGGAACGCGAGCCTGCAGCACTACAACGTCGAGGGCAAGTGGCATCTACCGCAGAAGCTCAAGGACGAAGGGAAGTATCCGCCGTGGCGATAGCACGACATGACGGCCACACGTTCGACGCCGATCTCGTCCACCCAGGCCGTGTCATTCTTGACGTCGGATGCCGCGGGTTTCATTTGGCCGCGCAGTTTCCGCATTGCCGATACATCGGCTTCGACGCCGATCCCGAGCTGGCGGCGCCGGCCGATCTTCCGAATGGCGATTTTACGATCGCCGCGGTTGTCGGTGAGCATCCCGATCCGATCAGTCGCACGGCACGCATTGTGATGGACAGAGACACCAGCGCCAGAACCATCGTGCGCAATGCGCATCAATGGCCGACACGCACTGTGCCGACGATCACGCTGGAGGAGATCATCAGCCGATGGAACATTCTCCACTTCGCTCTCATCAAGCTCGACTGCGAGGGGAGCGAGTACGGCATCATGGAAGTCATCGCTGGCCTTGGCCCGATCGCCGATCAGATCAGCGTCGAGTATCACGACTTCTGTGGGCTGAATCCGCAGACTGACATGGATCAGTGGTACGCGACGCTTCACACGCGACTCGGCCAGTGGTACGACGCGGTGCGATTCACCGGGCCGATCGGCGATGAGCCTGCACACTTCGATTGCCTCTATCAGTTGAGGATGCCATGGCGCACATAATCGGCCTGATGCTTACCCGCAATTCCGACTGGATCATCGGCTTCTCGCTGCGCGCCGCGATGCGATGGGTCGACGGCATGGTCGTGATGCTGCACAACTGTACTGATCGAACGCTGGACATTGCACACCAAGTCGCCGCAGAGTTTCCCGACAAGATCGTCATCACCACCGTCGAAGACCCATTCTGGAACGAGATGCTGCATCGGCAGCGAACACTGGAACTTGGGCGCGACATTGGCGGCACGCACTTCGCGATCATCGACGACGACGAGGCGCTGACATGCAACCAACTGAAGAACATCAGTGCTGCGGTGCGTGCCCTGAATCCGCACGAGACGCTGTCTGTGCCGATGATCCCGGTCTGGCGAGACACGACGAAGCACCGTGTCGACGACTGCCCGTGGTCAAGGGCGGAACTGTCGCTCGCGTTCGCCGACGGCCCTGGCGTGACATGGCAGCCTCAGCACGACGGCTATCAGTTCCATTCCCGCTTCCCGAGGGCGACGACGCCGAAGCGAAGTCCACGCATGGAGCGACGCATGATGACGCGGATGCGTCGCGCGAGGATGCGGCAGACGCCCATCGTCAATCGCATGGACGGCGGCGCGTTTCACTTCCAGTTCGCAGCGTGGAAGCGTCTGAAGGCCAAGCACGTCTGGTATCGCATGATCGAGACGGTCATGTATCCCGGTCGCCGTGCTCCTGAGCAGATCAACGAGATGTACTCGCTGGCGCTGAATGAGGATGGATGCCAACTTGCGACGATCCCATCCGAGTGGAAGGACTGCTATTCGGACATCCTCAAGCACATCAACATCGACGCGCCTTCATGGCATCTTCACGAGTGCCGGCGAATGATGGCCGAGCACGGGCCGGAGAAGTTCGCAGGACTTGATCTCTTGGGGCTTGTGTGATGATCCACCCGCGACGACGACGCTTCAGGCAGACGCAGGAGGAGCAGACGCAGCACATCGTCCGCACACCGCCGACGAACAAGCGAGAGTGCGACGCCGTTATCGTGGTGTGTTCTGGGCCGTCGCTGGACATGGATGCCGTGACGGATGCGGCGGTCGAGGAAGATGCCGACGTGTGCGCGATCAGCACAGCGCTGCGAGTGGTGATGACACCCGACTATTGGGTGTTCCTTGATCGGCCGAACCGAAAGCACGGAGAGCGAATCGCAGTCGCGCTGCCAGATCCGACGATCACGAAGGTTACTCAGTCGAAGCGGTACGCCGCTCTGTGCGGCTATCCGGCGATGGTGTTCATCCCGCAGAATCGCCGAACCGCGGATGAGGGCCGCACGTTCATGGATGGCAAGCCCGGCTACATTCGAGGGCCAAACCGATCGATCCTGCACGCCGTCCAGTTCCTCTGCTACGAGGGATACAAGCGGCTGATCTTCGCTGGCGTGGATCTCACGACGACGCTGGAGCAGCCGTACTGCCACGACCTGAAGATCGAGAAGCGGTCGCTGGAGTTGCAGAATGACGGCCACCGCAACACACTGGAGTATCTTCGTCAGTGGACGCCGATCGCTGCCGAGCGAGGAATCCGGTTCATCAGCATGACGCCGAACAGTCCCATCAACGAGTTCATGGAGGTCTTGTGACGCCACTCATAATCAACATCATGCGAGAGCAGGCCGGTTCTCCGCCCGAGTGGTCTGGCGATCCGGCGACCGAGGCCCAGGAGATCGCTCGATGGAAACAATGGAGCGTTCGCAAGCAGATGGTCGAGAGCGTTGTCAATGCACTCAATGCCGACATCGCGAGGGAGCGCACGCCGCCGAAGGCCACTCGCCGATCACGGTGAACTTCTACGGGAGCAAGATCAAATCCCCGTGGACGTACAGGCTGCCGGCATGGCTGAGGCTGTGGTGGATGCTGCTATGGTCATCGGGGGTGTATTCCGTCGCACCAGCACAGAGGCGGCGGCTGCTTGACCGATACCGCGTGCTCACCGACATCGCCTTTGGCGGGACGTTTCACGTCGACATCACTGTCGGATGCTTCGACTGGACGTGGGGGCCGATCTCGGGCTGCACGCTCAAGCCCATCGGCTGCAGGCCGATCACGCCCCACACGAAGATTCAGGTCACACTCGACTCGTGGCAGGTCGGTTCGGCAGAATGGGCGACGACGCGGAATCCAAGCCCGATCCTGTGTATGCTTTGGACGATCGGCTTCCCGTTTGTGCGTCCGCAGCCGACTTGCTCTACCATGACAGCGAAGTTTCTTGGCATCAAACGACGATGCCGCAGGCCGGACGACGTTCTTCGTGCGATTCAGGAAGGCGACTTGAATGGGCATCGAGACAGCACTGGTTGTAGGATCGATAGCGACGGCGGCAGCGAGTGTCGCCGCGCCGATGGTTCTGCAGGACAAGGTTGACGAGCCGAAGGCGCCCGACCCCGGCGAGGCCCGCAAGAAGGCCGCTGAGGAAGCCAAGGCCCGGCAGCAGTCGATGGCACGCTTCATCTCCCGCACGCAGAGGCTCGGCCCTGTTCAGCTCAAAGCACCGGGCCTGAAGATATGAATCTGCGAACGATCTACGAGTCGATGTCGAAAAGTTCGACGCGCCAAGAGGCGCTCGACAACGCCGACGCCATCGCACGACTGACACTCCCGACACTGGCGCCGAAGGGGCAGATCATCGAGGAGCGGCCGTACACGAATATCGGCACGCAGGCCGTTCGCTCGCTGTCATCGTCGATCACCAAGGCACTGTTCCCGTCTGGTGCGAAGGCGTTTCGACTCGACTTGCCGCCCGCAGGATGGGATTGGGTCAAGCAGAAGGGCGGCGATGAACTCGTGGCCGCGGTGCGAGCCAAGCTCGATGACCGCGAGGCCGCGATCACCAACTCGCTCAATCTCAAGACCGCACGCAGTCGATTCGCTGCGTCGATCAACCGCAACCTGGTTGAAGGCACGACCGCGTTCATCAACAAGTTCGACCGCATCGACGTGTATCCGCTTCGCTCGCTGTGCGTGGAGCGAGAGGCTGGATTCGCACGCATTCTGATTCTCGATGAGGAGGACACGCCCGATCCGGCAGTCGAGGAAGCCGAACAGGACTCGCTCAAGTCGCCGAGCGGGAAGAACGAGAAGGGCGAGAAGCACGCCTACACGATGGTCAACTTCGAGACAGGCGAAGTCTGGCGACAGGAGGGCAACCAGCGTGTGGCGCGTCGCATCGACGGCGGAGACGCAAAGCCCGGCTCACGCAAGAAGGTCGATCCGGCGACGCTGTTGAATGTTCGGCAGTTCATCTGCGCCGTCGGCGAGATCCCAGACGTCGGCGATTATCCGTGCGGGTATGCGTACAACTACTACCGCCAGATCGCGATCATCGACAATCTCGATGCATCACTTGGCGAGGCGTCGACGATCGCGGCGTGGAATCTGCTGCGATTGAAGCCGGGATCTGCGGCGGCCCGCAATCCGACGGACATGAAGAACAAGAAGTCGGGCGACACATGGGTTGGCGAGAAGGACGATGCCGAGTGGCTCGCCTGCACCAACAAGCTCGGCGACTTCGGGTTCCTTGCGCAGCTCCGCCCGATTCTCGCGTCCGAGATCGAAGTCTCATTCGCCATGCGGCTCGGGGCACGATCCAGCGACGGCACGGTTCGCTCTGCGACCGAGATCATCCAGTTGATCGAGGACTTGAACACGCAGACGCAGGACTTGCTGACGTCGATCGAGCAAACGCTGCTGCAGCCGCTCATCGAGAGCGAGATGTTCCTGCAGGAGCAGATTTCGCCGCTGTTCCCAGACTTGCCGGCCGACGTCACCGAGCAACTCGTGAAGGTTGTCGTCGTCACCGGCGCCAACGCACTTGACGAGGAACGGCAGGAGAAGGTGCTGATCCTGCAGATGCTTCCGGCGATCAAGGCGCTTGACCCGTTCTTCATGGTCGACGGCGAGGTCGCTGCCAAGGCGCTGACCGATCGCAAGCGAATCGGCACACTGTCCGGCCTGTACCGCCGCGCTACGCCGGAGGAGATCGCCGCCATGTCCGCACAATCTGGAGGCGGCGGCGGTCAGTCGAAAGAGCAGCCGCGAAGCGAGACGATAATGACGCCGGGCGGCCCGCAGCCGCCGCAGCCTGCACCACCGTCGCCCGGTCGCTAAGATAGCCGCAGTTCAACCAAGGGAGTCATCCGCATGAGCCAGCCATCCGCCACGACCGCACCCATCGCGACCGACGAGTTCGGGGAACCCGCCAAGCCAGCAGCAGAGCCGAAGACCAAGGCCGCGGCGACAAAGCCGGCAGCTCCGGCGCCGCCGAAGATGAACGTCCGCACGCCACCGGCCATCGCACTGCCGAAGGAGCTTGAGGCGAAGAAGGCGATGGTGGCCTACGTCCAGCAATGGGGGTTCACGCCGGAGGACTACAAGGATCTGTCGTACACCGACAAGGAACGCGCCGCGTTCACGGCGTTCTCCCGCAAGAACACGCGAATCGTGCCAAAGGAGCTGTTCACAACGGCTCTCCGCATGTGGCACGCAGGCCCGACGCCAGGATCGCAGTATCCGATCGTCAAGGCGTCGAACACGAGCCTTGACGAGATGGCGATCAACTGAGGCAGGCACACTTCCGCTCACCACCAAAGGGATTCACCGCAATGCTCCACCGCCATCCGCTGTTCACTGACGACGCCCCGCCCGCTGGCGGAGACGCAGCCGTTGCCGACGCGCCGACAAAGCCGCTGACTCCAATCGCCGGGGGAATCCCGTCTGGCGGCCAGCAGCAGCAGACTCCGACCCCGCAGCCCGGCGACTTCGACTGGAAGCAGCCAGTGCCCAAGGGCGCCCCGCCGATCTTCGCGAAGTACAAGACCTTCGAGGAAGTCGGCAAAGCCCATGCGTCGCTGCAGACCGAGCTGGAGAAGGCGAAGAAGGCCGCGAAGAACGGCGTGCCGAACGACAAGTGGAACGGATGGCTCGGGCAATACTTCCAGGACGGCGCTCTGCCCGAGGACGTGTTCACCGAGATCCAGAACGCGACCGGACTCCCGCCCGAGCTGTCGGCCGGCATGTTCGAGCACATGAAGGCCAAGCGCGAGTCGTTCGTGTCGAAGGCCGACGAAGCGATCGCCGACCTTGGCGTTTCGTATGCCGCCATCGAGCAATGGATGGTGCAGTCCGGCCAGTATCCGGCCGAGGCGCTGGCAGGATTCATGTATCTCGCGAACCGCGGCGATGCGTCATGGGTTCCTCAGATCGCCAACGACTACGTCACCGCCAATCCCGACGCGATTGTCCCGCAGTCGCAGTCCGGCGTGCCGGCAAACAAGAAGGCGCCGCCCCGCGCCGGCAAGCCCGCAGGCGCCACCGGCCCGACTCACAACGGGTTCAACACCCGTGCCGAATCCGATGCCGCGCTGGCTGCAGCACGGGCCAGCGGAGACGGCATGGCGATGAACGAGTGGGTCAAGAAGATGGCCGCCACACCCGACAAGGTTCGCGCCAGTTGGGGTCGCCGGTAGACACGGGCCGGTTTCTGTGCAATGATGAAGGCGCATGGTCGATGATTCGACCGGCCCATTGATCGCTTCGGCCCCGCACGCAGCCGCTCACGCGCACCTGCAGGGCACCCGAACGAAGCGAACGATCTTCGGCCGCGGCACGCCGCGCACCCGCAAGAAGTTCGAGCAGGGCTTTACCCCTCTGTTCAGACCATTTTGCGAGGTACGCCATGTCAGTCACTCTCAACTCAAGCATTGAAACCGACGTCTACTCCGGCGTTGTCATCCACGAGTATCAGGCCGTCGACATCTTCGGTCGCTCGGGCATGATCTACCACGGCATGACGCCGACCGACGACATCAACCAGCCGATCGTCACGCCCGGCCTGGCGATCAACAAGGACGACGATGCTGACCACACGACCGTCCAGACCGCTTCGATCGCGTCCGAGCTGATCCCGCTCGAATTGCCGATCAAGGCGTCGAACACGATCAAGTACAGCCACGTCGACGAGCGCCCCGATCTCGGGACGATCGCTCAGCTCGGCAAGTCGCACGGCCGCTCAGTCGGCGAAGGCAAGACGATCCGCCTGCTGAACCTGCTGGCGCAGATCGCCGTTGCGAACGGCAACATCGTCGACGTCGACGAAGACGCCACCGACGGCACCGCGCCGGGCAAGGTCAAGGCCGGCGTGAAGACCATCGCGACCGAAATGGCGAAGGACTCGGTTCCGCCGTCCGGCCTGCATGGCGTGCTCAATCCGAGCGCGTTCTTCAACCTTGGCGACGAAGACTCGGTCATCAGCCGCGACTTCGCGCAGGGTCAGGCGAATCGCCAGTCGCAGAACTCGCAGATGATGCTGCAGTACCTCATGTGGCAGATCCGCCTCTGCCCGTCGGCGTTCGGCATCGACTGGACGGACACGGACTACGACAGCCTCTCGCTGCCGACGACGATGGAGACGGATATGCGTCGCATCATCGGCGTCTTCTGGCACGAGGAGGCATGGGCGCTGCGCGAGCAGACTCAGCCGACCGCGACCGTCACGCAGGAATCGCACATCCAGGTCTGGATGCAGCTCACCCGTCAGGAGATCGGCGCCAAGGTGCTTCTCCCCGAAGGCGTGTGGGTCATGCGTCAGGCCGCCTGATTCGCTTCCCTCTTTGTCGCCGTCAGCGGAACCGGCGATGAATCCTTTGGATCGTGCATGGCCCCGAAAGGGGCTGTGCACGTTTGACCGATGCTGCAAATCGCACGACCATGCCTGTATTGCAAAACGCGACCTGCCGCGCATGGCAGAAAGTCCTGCACGCACTGCCGTCGATCAAACGCTAAGGCGACCAGCAAGCGGCGAACGACGCTGATCGCAAGCGGAAGGTGTGTGCGGTGTGCCAGCGACGCCATTCATGGACAGACCCGATGCGTGGCGTGTCGCGACCGCGACCGCGCCGACTTTCTTCGCCGATGCGCCGCAAGCATTGAAAGAGATGAGTGCTATCGCTGTGGGCAGCCGTCGGCGATGATGAACTCTACGGAGTCGGCCAAAGTGTGTCTGCCGTGCTTTTGCATTGCGGTCGCAAACAGTTGGTGGCCGAAGGGACTGAGGGCCGATGCGTCGCGAGAGATATTGAACATTTGGCATCGCCAGCGTGGCAGGTGTGCCTATACAGGCGACACGCTTGTCCCGTTTGTAAACGCATCGCTCGATCACATCATGCCTCGATCTCGCGGCGGAACCGGAGACACCACCAATGTTCAATGGGTGACAAAAGCCGTGAACGCCATGAAGCACAATTTGACACACGAAGACTTCGTGGAACTCTGCCGCAAAGTCGTGTCAGGAGGACTGCGATCTTAGCCATCGACGCCATCAACAAGATCATCCGCGCGGCAGGCCAGATTCAGGTCAACGCCGTCACTGACCAGAATGCGGCGATCGCGGTTGGCGTCTTGGCGAGGGAACAGCGTCGCATTCTCGCGACTGGATTCCCGTTCAACACTGACACGATCACCATTCAGGTGAACACAGCCGATCGCGTGCCGGTTTCCAACGAGTATCTCAGGATCAGATTCCGGGATAGCGACGGCCATCTTGACACTCGCAAAGACGCCGGCACGCGCTATGTGTGGAACCTCGACGAGAACGACTTTCACGACGAAGACACCGAAGTCCAGGTCACATTCAACTTCACGTCGTTCGCCGACATCCCCGAGAAGTTCGCTCAGTGGATCGCGGCCGAGGCCGCATTCCGGCATTGGCAGGACGTCAATCCATCGGGCGTGGTGAACCGCTATCTGCTTGAGGAACGCAATCTCGCGAACGCCGAGGCCGTCAATTCGCTCGCACCGGACAGCATGAACGTGCTGAAGGCGACGGGCTGGAACCGCCTGCGCCGCATTCAGGGCGTGCCCGTGTCACACTTCAACGGACGATGGATCGGACTCGACTGACGCCATGCAGAAGTCTCTGCAAATCGACCGGCTCTGGCAAGGCGAGGCAGGCACCGCACCGTTCCAGCGCCGAGCCGGGCAGGTCAGTCGCTCGCGCAACGTGCGATTCGACATCGCCGTCGGCGGCGCCGTCAAACGCAATCCGACGATCCTGATCGGCGATCTCGATGGCGACAGTGCGGCCAACGTCTTCGATCCGTCGAAAGACTTTCATTGGGTCAGCATTCGCGGCGCCACGATCGCCATCGGCGACGCGGATATGTTCGGATGGGACGCGAACGCTCAGCCGTTGCACATCGTCGACAACACGGGCGGCGCGTTCTACACCTACATCGACGTCCCGAACCCGCTGCGTCACATCACGACTGCGGTGTCGTTCGACACGATCATCGTCTGCAATCGCCGCAAGTCGATGAAGGTTGCGACGCTCGACTGCAATTCGCATCAGCAGTCGCTCAACTTCATCATCAACGGCGACCGCACGAACTCAACTGGCGTGCCGACCGTCGCGACGAACATGAGCACGCGGACGGTCGATGACTTCAGCCGTCTCCCGCCGCAATCGCTGCCGCAGTCGACCTACGAAGCGACGCGGCCCGAGTGGCTCAATGATCCGGCCAACGGCGACATCTTCCGCACCCGCTACGACTATCAGCTCGATCCCGCTGGCATCTACGTCTATTGGGACGGGCCGGTGCACTCCAACGCGCGCGGATACTTCCCGCAGCACGGCAACTGGCATCGCATCCCGATCAATCGTCAGCCCAACGGGCGATTCGATGAGACGACCATGCCCTATCGCGTGGTCTATCAGGAGGCGACGGGCACGCTTACGATCTCGGCTTGCCCGTGGTCACAGCGCGTCAGCGGGAACCAGGCGACGAACCATCGTCTTCCGATCGTGGGGCATTCGATCACCGCGGTCGCGTTCCACTCCGGTCGCCTGTTCCTGATCGGCAGCAACCAGCAGGTCTGTTCATCGCGAACCGACGACTACTTCAACCTATGGCTCGACAACGTGAATGCGGTGTCGGACGCCGATCGAATCGCGACTCCGATCAACGAGAGCGACATCGGCGAAGTGCTCCACGCGAAGACGTGCGGGCGATCGCTGTTTATCAACTGCGAGCAGGGCCAGCTTGAGTTTCACTCGGGCGGCGAGATTCTCACGAACACCAACGGCCAGATCCGCAGGATCATGTCGCTGCAGGCTCGCGACGTTGAACCGGCGAGCACGGCGAACGCGATCGTGGTGCTCGACGAGTTCGGCGACCTGCATCAGTTCGAGTACACCAACGTCGACGTCGGCATCGTCTACACCGAGATGCTGACGATCCATCGTCGCAAGCTGCTGTGGGATCGCACCCCGCTGAGCATGTTCATGCTGGACTCGACGCTGTACGTCTGCATCGACGGCGGCGACATGCTTGTGCATGACTCATTCACGGTGCAAGGCGAGCTGGTTCAGAGCGCGTGGGGCGAGTACACGATGCAGGACAACCCCGTGCTGGTTCACGCATGGGATGGCGAAGTGCTGATCGTCACGCGCAACGAGGACACGGCGAACGATATGTACTCGCTGCTGTCGTACCTGCATCGCGAGCAGGAACCCGATGAGCCGATGGTGTACATGCCGCGGCTTGATCGCATGGAGCTGATTCCGCCGACAGAGATGACCTACATCGCGGCGTCTGACACCACGGTCATGCGGCACGCCGGCAAGGAAGGCGACATCGACCGCTCGTTCGTCGTGATGCGCGACGACTACATGGTGCACAAGTTCATCAAGTGCCGCTCAATCAATGGCGACGGCAATCCCGTGTTCTCCGGCGATCTCACCGAGACTGAGCAGTACCTTGGATTCACGTTCGACACCGAGCTGGTGCTGACGAAGATCTACCCCGGCTTGACGGCTGAGGGACTCGTGATGTCGAGGCTTACCGTCTTTCACTACGAGACGACGGACTACGGCATTCGGGCGCAGCTTGAGGACGGTTCGTACATCCCCGAAGACGGCCCGCACAAGTGGCAATCGCAGCGAGTCACCATCAGTCGCATCGGAGTTCCACCGTTCGAGACGCACTTCTACGAGTTCTCCAGCATCCAAGGCGACCCTCGAAGGATCGAAATCACGCTATCCTCATCAACACCGGGCCAGTGCGCATGGCTCGGGCTTGAGTACGCAGTCACGGCGACAGGCCCAGGGACGTCAGGATAATGGCATCTTCATTCGGACTCATCGGCTCTGGACTTGTCGGCTCCGCCGTGCTCGGCGGACTGCAGGCTATGAGTGCGAAGACGACGTCCCGATCTCTGAAGGACGCGGCCGAGGAGGACTACAAGCGGCTCGGCGACTACATCACGCAGTCGCGTGTCGATCGCGTGCTGCAGACTGAGCGGCTCGCACGCGAGGGCCAGATTGCAGTCGGCAACATGCTGAATGCTTCGCCCGAAGGAATGTCGACGCTGGAGACGATCGCGTCTCGCGTCGTGGCCGGAATCGCCAGCGATCAGTGGGCGATCGATGAGGAGCTGAAGCGACGCGAGACGGCGGCGATGGCCGAGATGCGCGGCGTCGAGACTCGCACGAACAACCAGCTCGCGACCGTCGCGTCCAGCGTCGGCCAGGCGATCGGCGAAGGCTTCCAGACCGGCACGTCGATGTATCTTGCAGCGACGTCGCTGTCGCGCGAGAAGGCGCTTGCCGAGCAGCAGTCGAAGGTCATGGCCGGACAAGAGGCTGCGACCGCGTCGAATCAGGCGATCCTCGATGAGCGACTGACGCAGGAGCAAATGCGGACGCGATACGAGATCGGCGAGTACAAGAAGCTCATGGCCGGCAACGAGGCGCTGGCGAACAGCGCGGGCACCCGCGTCGGACTCGCGATGATCTTCAACAAGCGGTATGGCGGGCCGAATGATCCGTTCTACACATGGGGAACCGGAGGGCCGTCGCCATGAGTCGATTCGGACAACGTCTGCCCAACCTGATTCAGCAGCCAGCGGCCGTGCCGGATGTCAGCAGCAATCCAGCCGCGAACATCGGCATGGGACTTGCCACCGCGCTCGGCGTGATCCAGACCGGGATGCAGGCACAGCGCGGTGAGATTCGCGAGAAGATGGCGACGCAGGAATTGGCGTCGCGGCTCAAGGCCGATGAGGCTGAAGTTGTCGCTGCGAAGTCGAGGCTCGCGATCGAGCAGGAACAGACCGAGCGACTCGCGACCAGCATCGCGTCAGAGGAGCAGCAGGCGCAGGCGCGTAAGCTGGCCGAGATCGAATCGTTCGGACTGCAGGACAAGCTCTCGCGAATGTCGCCCGAAGACGGCGCGAAGTGGCTCGCCGCGAATCCAGCCGTCGATCCGAAGAACGCGGAGACATACGCGAAGTCGCTCGGGCATCAGCTCGCGATGGCGGGCACGACGCGGATGTACCAGAAGATCGCGACGAGCAACACGCCGGAGAACATCAGCATCACCGCCATGCTGGCCGAGGAGCTGCAGACCGCCCCTTTCGACCAGATGCACCCGGCAGCACGCGAGGCGTTCACTGAAGACCTGCTGCGCGAGGGCACCGGCTTTCTGCGCGGTCGCTTCAACCAGGTCGCTCAGCACCGCACCGCACAGGCTGCGAAGGCGGCAACCGGCGACGCCATGCGGTCGATCACGCGATCCATCGTCGGCGAGCTTCCGCCCGGCGACTTCCTGAATCGCTGGCGAGACGGCGCTGCGCTGCGGCCGGACGCCGGCACGACGGACGTTGAGATGGCTCGCACGATGGCGAATGATCTCGCGACCGCGTTCGCGGACTACGAGAAGGTCTGGGGCAAAGACCCCGAGATGCTGCGGAAGTTCAACTCGTGGATCGAGGAGACGTTTCCGGCGAACAGCCACTTCAATCGCGAAGTGCGATCGAACATCTCCGGCGACCAGCTCCAGACGTTCATCGAGAACAAGGCCCGCGCCGTCGATGACGCAAACGTCGCCGCGTCATACGACCAGCTTCAGCAAGGCATTCGAGCCGCCGCGTCCAACGCGAATCTGCCGCAGCTCGCCGCCTATGGCAAGCAGCTTGCGGGGATGCCAGACACGGCGCAGAAGCAGGAGACTCGCGACCTGCTGCACAACTCGATTGAGCAGATCGACACCGTGCGGCTGCAGGTCAATGCGATGTCGGACGCGAAGAAGTACGGCAAGCCCATGCCGACCGACTTCAGCGATGAGGCGCTGGACGCCTACGCGAAGCGATACGGCCAGCGAGCGGCGATTCAAGACACCGGCAAAGTGCCGCCGTCGATGATCGCCGACATCAAGAAGGATCTCGACACGGGCGATCTGGCTTCGGCGTATGCGACATTCCGCCCGATCGCAGAGCTGGCGCCAACTCGCGCTGACGCGCTTTCCGCCACCGTTGGAAAGGGCGACATTCTTCGCATCACACACCAGATGCTCCGCAACGTCGATCCAACGGCCAACGGTGAGGAGTTTGCCCGCGTGCTCGGTGTGCTCGGCAAGGGCTCAGCGCCGTTCCTGCTGGCTGACGCACAGGGCATCCTCGACGATCCAAAGAGCATGGTGCTCGCACAGGTCGCCAAGGGCAAAGTCATCACGCCTGCGTACAAGGGCTATCTGTGGACGACATGGGGCGGGACGCCGGAAGTTCGCGAGCCTGGCCTGTCGCCCGCGGCGATTCGTGCCTTCCGCGATGCGTACAAGTTCCACTATGCCGAGATCGCCGAAGGCGTGTCGCCCGATCAGGCGCAGAAGCTTGCGACCGAACGGGCACGCGAATCGATCAAGCATCAGGTCATCTCCGTCGGCGGCACGCACGTCCCGAGCAACATCTTCGGAGTCGGCTCGGACGCAGATCCGAACAACGACGGCGTCACGGCGCTGAATGATGCGATCGGTCGATTCGAGCGCATGGAAGCGAGCGTCAACGCGAAGCCGATCATGGACAAGGCGATCTCGTACCAGGGCCACGGGTACATCCCCGGTGCGAAGATGGCGCCGGACGGGCGAGTGACCGTCGAGCGATTCCTGAAGTGGAATCCGCAGAGCCGCGAGTTCGCAGTCATCGACGACAACGCGCCAGAGTTCGACACGCTCAAGGGCATGGTCGTGGGCAACATCGACCCGCGCGAGGTCAGCAATCGCAGCGACATCATGTATCGCGAGGAGTACGGCATTCGCGATCTCGCTGAGTTCGACAAGCAGGTCGGCGGAGACATGACCAAGGCGATCAAGTCGCACGCGATCCGCGAGTACATGAGCCTGTACGGGCCATTGCCCGATCGATCCGATCCAGACTTCGCGAGCAAAATGCAGACGCTTCTGGATCTCATGCAATGGGCAGCTACTGATGCAGGGTGGACGGTCGATCAGCAGCCGTCGACAAGCGGAGCCACGTCTGAATGAGTACGTTCCAGTCACAGTCTGACCTGTCGTGGCTGCAGAAGTCTGCGCTCGACGACTTCGGCGTCACCGAGGCGGAGCTGTACCAACCGCCGAAGCCCGATCCGAACGCGCCGAAGGTCGATCCGTCAGGCCAGCTCTCGATGGGCGAAGGCGCGACGAAGAACATCGATCGAATGCTCGGTGCAGCGCACAAGGCGTTCGTGCGAGATTTCATTGCGAACCAGGCGTACCTGCAGCAGCGTGCGATCAACGCAGTCGGCCCGCGGATTCTGAGCAGGGGAATGCAGGCGGTCGGACTGATCCCAGACGGAGAGGCAGCACAGGCGGTTGCAACGTCAGTGATGCCGATGTCCGCGAAGAAGGGCATGGAGATCACGGCGCAGGATGCAGCGATCTCAGAGGAAGACCGCGGCGTCATGTCATTCCTTGGATCGATCGTCGGCGGCGTCGGACAGTTCGCGGTCAGCCCATCGGCCGCGATCACGCAGATGGCAGTCTCGGGCCATCGCTCGACGTTTCAGGAAACCGGCAGCGACTCCGCAGCGATGGGAACGGCGATCATCAATGGCGTCATGGGCGTGCTTGGGCTGAGGCTCGCACGCGCCGGCGGAAAGATCACTGTCGCATCCAAGACGGCCAGCGGAACCACGACGACGACTGTTCGCGGCACGACGCAGCAGGTACTCAATCGCATTGCGATGCAGGGCGGAACAAAGGCTGCGGTTGTCGCCGCGCTCAAACGAACGACACGCGACACCGCAGTCATGGGACTCGTTGCTGAAGCCGCAATCGTCGCCGACGAAGTGCAGAAGGGTGTCTGGACTGACGCGACAACCGAGTCGATCATCAATCGCATCATCGAGCGGTCGCCCGAGGCCATTGCCGGCGCGTTGACGCAGTCGGCGCTGACCGGATACGGGCAGGCCCGCGGCGTGTTCGGAGCGGTCAAGGCACGCGGCATTCTGCGCGAGGCCATCGACACAGTCGGCGACGCACTCATCAATGACAAGCACCCGATCCACAATCGGCCACTGACGCCGAACGAGCGATTCCAGTACGAGCAGGCGATGGGCAACTATGCCCGCACGGCGAAAGAGCAGGGATGGGCAGATCTCGGTGGCAAGGTGAAGTTCGGCGCCGAGCCGAATCCAGCACGCGAGGCTCACATCTCTCGCCAACTGGAGGCCGCCAGAATCGCCACGAAGACCGAGGCCGCGAAGCCGCCGCCGAAGCCGTCGAAGGACAAGCCCGCGCCAGCAGCCGAAGGCGAGGCTCCAGCGAAGCCTGAGCCGAAGGCCGTCGAGAAGCCAAAGCCGAAGCCTGAGCCGATTGAGCAGGTCGATGGCACGATCGTCAAGCCGATCACGCCGACAGTGGTGAAGTTCTCAGAGGCCGATCTTGCAGTCGCGAGTCCTGAAGACCTGCGCGCGGCGGCACTCAACTTCGACATCTTCGCGACCGGCAATGAGACGGGCGAGCAGCGACAGGCCGTTGTCGCCAAGATCCTTGAGGCTCAGGAGCGTCGCACCGAGTTGATGGAGATGGTCGAGGAAGCGGCTGCGATTGATGCTGAGCAGCAGCCGATCGAGACAGCCGCAGAGTCTACCACGGTAGACAGTGGCGGGAACAAGATTGTCCGCCTGCCAGATAGCACGCCAGAGTCGCGCGCCGCGATTCTGGCGGAGGTTGAGCGGCTATTGGCGGAGGGGCCGGAGAGCGGTCAGGGCGACATCTCTCGCGAAGACGAGTTCATCGCGACGACGCTTCCGATTCTTGGATATGAGGTCACTGACGCTGGTGATGGCAACCTGTCTCACAACGCGCCGCCTGAAGTGATCGAGGCGCTGCGATATGTCGCCGCCGCAGAATCGCCGGAAGATGCGACTGGACGGCTGATGGAAATCACGGGCCGGTCAGGATCGGTCACAACTGACGCATCCGGCGACACGACGGTTCGAGTCGAGACAGCCGCAGAGTCTACCACGGTAGACACTCCATCCACGACTCTCACACCCGAGCAAGAAGCCCAGATCGCAGCGGCTCCGCCGATGGTTCGCGAGCAAATGCGGCAGGAAATGATGGAGGCTGCTGCGGAAGATGCCGCTATTGCATCTGGCGAACGCGGCCCATTCGTCTTCGACGAGAACAACCGCCCGATCACGCTGGACGACGCTGAGCGTCGCGGGCAATTCCTGAAGTCGCAGCAAGATCCCGCAGCTCCGACGCCCGCCGACATCCTGAAGAAGTCCGGTCTGACGATCACGAAGTCGAAGACCACGAGTGGCAAGGACGTGTGGGAAGTCACAGGCGACACGTTCCCCTACAAGGCGGCGATGAAGGAACTTGGCGGACGCTGGTACGGCCCGAAGAAGGCATGGAGTTTCTATGGCGAAGACCCAACCAACAAGCTCGCAGAGCGGCTCGCCAACGAGCGATCCAACACCGACGTCGGACTCCCAGATCCAGGAGTCGCAGTTTCCGCCCCTCGAACTGTTGACCGCCCA